TAGTATCGACACTAGAATTAGATTCATCATGATCACAATTAATAACGGCGCCATGCAATGTTTCAGATTTAACGACAAGTTCTTTACTGCGGTCTTGAGGACAAATGATTTTTACTTTATCGCTAATTTTATAAGTACCATCCGGAAAGAGAACTTCGGTATATCCTTCGGCGTTCGCCTTCGTAAAGATTTCATTTAACTTAGCTGTAACGTCAGTTGCGCCTGTATTATCGACGCCTTCAGTAACGACGTTAAGAGATCGTTTATTGCCAGTTAAACTTTGAAGCTCTGTTTTCTTAATGAAGAGTTCATCGGTTTTAACTTTATTATAAATTGCTTTATCGTAATGATATGTCGTAAGTACCGTATAAGAATTAGTGCCGTTATAATGTTTTAATTCCTTACCCAAGATAGTCGTAAGGTTACGTTTGTCGCCGACTTCTAAATTGTTATTAGCATTAATTTTAGCCATAACATAGTTAGTAGCTTTATCGACAGATTGACCGTGATAACCGACTTGGTTACCGACTACGATACCGTTATTTAAAAAGTCGTTATTAATATTATTAAAGTAGCTTCGAGCAAAGTCGTATTTGTAAATACGAATATAATCGTGACTATTTGCCGTCATATAGATAGCACCGTTAACGAGTGCGAAGTCTTCGATCTCGGCTTTCGGTTCGAACTCGAGCTCACGAACGATAGTAGCTTTATCGCCGTCGATTTCTACCTCGATAATACGACGCATTAAGCTAAAGATAACTTTGTTGCCAACAAACAAAGCGCCGTTAGAATCGTTATTTTTCTCGTTTACGGTAACGATATATTCCTTACCACCAGTTAAATTACTGTCGGCATAAATACGAATCTTACGAGTACTATTATCAGCACCTGGAAGTATGCTTGCATACTGACCGGTAACAGGATTATACGCTACATTATAAAAATTATCGGTATAGTCTTTATATTCACCAGGAGTTAAATTATCATCCACGGTATAAATACGATTACCGTTAGCGGCACCGTTAGTCGCACGAACCTTACCATCGTAGAATAATGTATTACAATGACCGAGTTTATCGGCACCAGTATTTTCTACACTTCGATTAACAGTCAAATCTTCATTTAACTCATAAAGAATTTGAATCGTACTATCGGCATTAATACAAGCTGCTATAAATTTTTTAGTTTCAGGATTATAAGTAAAACCCTGACATTGGTTTACTTTTTCTTTATCGAAAGGAATTTCCGCTACAAGAGCGATATTTTCAGCATATTGCATAACCGGTTTTTGGTTCTTTTTAAGAATAGAACTAAGACCTTGAGCAATCTCGGAAATAATAGACATGCAAAACTCCTTCTATTATAAATAATTAATTCCGTTCATTTTAGCGATTTCACGAGCACGATTACGAATCCAGTTACCGCCTGCAGTATGTAAACCGTCTTCAGTACGAGTATGGCATTCTGGAACGAGGATATCGAGATCCCAACGTTCTGCCGGATAATCGTATAAATCTTGTCGTGCCAAACAGCGTTCGCCATGAGTAAATACTCGGCTTAATGGCAAGCCCCAAGATACGCAACATAAATAAATTACGGTCGCCATTGCTTCGAGTTGTAGCGCATTAATGGGCTCTTGCCCCGGATTATATGTGGAATAACCAGTAAAGCCATCACCATTTAATTCAGAACCATAATTAGAGCATGCCGATATGCCAAAGTTATTTGTATTTTCACGATAGCAATGGCTAGCGCGATTATCTAAATCTTGCATTACATGTACATTACCAGATCCATCGATACACATATGATAATCATCGAACAACTGGTCGTAATGACCAGCTGTCCAATGAAGAGTAATCATAGTATTCGAAGAACCTTGTTGTTGAATAGTCGGATATACGTTTTTAATAACATTATCACGGACTTGTTTTAATTGTTCTTCGTATGTCATTATTGTCTACCCAATGGATCACGTTGATATAAACCTAACATAATATTCCATATTTCTTGAGAAACACTGAATTGAACTTCGTCGTTTCTATGTTCCATAGGAATATCTTCACTAACAAAAGATCCATCAGCTTGTTTAGTCATAGAATAAACTTCTTGATTGTAACAAGCAACTAATGGGTTTTCATTAAACTTATTTCCAGTATCAACGATTTTAACTTTAAATGTGTTGTTCGCAGTGTTTTCTTCGTATGTTACATTATCACGAATATAATTGAAGTCCATGCTTACAATGTCAGGATCGACAGTAGACCAATCTTCTTCTGGGGTTAGCGGCAGCTGAAGAGAAGTTTGTTCTAATTGATTATCACCAAAGAATCCTTCTTCTTCTGGTCGAATGAAACAGTTATTATGTCTAAACATAAAATCGATAGAACGATACATAATAGGATGAATCATAGATTTTAATTTAGATAAAATAAAATTAGAATGTTCTAATCCCATATCGATATCAAATACTTTTTGATATGGTTCGCCAGAATATAAAACATATTTAATATGTTTAGAAGTCGTTAAATCTTTTTTAAGATTGGTAAGATTATCTTCGCCGCCATTTAGGTTAGGCAACAAGTTTCTAATGTCATCGAAGCCTAGCTGCGTATAGTTTTTATTATAAGGCAAATTAGTTTGATTAGTAAAATCAATAGCTAACGGCATAGATTTAACATCGTCGATATTGAATTCTTTACTATAAACACCGTCAGCAGTTTTGTCGAGAGTTTGACTGAATACAGAAAATTCTGGATTAAGACCTTTAATATATACTATTTCTTTTTTCTTATTAGTAACAGAGTTGTCTTTTACTGTTGAGATAACTTTACCAGTATTATCGTTATAGGTGAAAGTTGGACTAAATTGGTTGTCAAATAAGAAATTAGCATTTGCAATTAAAGAAGTATCTGCAATTTCAGAAAGATCGATTTGACCGATATTTTGATTTCTATTATTTTCAAAGCGAACTTTATTATTATTAAACGGAAGTTTATTTAAATCTTTAATTGCGTTCCAATCAACAATAATTTTGGCTACTTCACCCTTTTTAATAGTATATTCTTTATTTAACACAGAAAACTTAATTATCGTTTTCATATGATTAATAACTTCGAATCTATTTTTAGATTGATTCCAGAAAACATCGACATTAAGCTTTTCAACAGGAACATCGAATTTTTCAATTACACCAATATTCGGTTCTGTTTTACTATGATTAGTATATAAGAACATACAAGGAGAATATTCGTTAATAATTTCTTGAGGAGTTTTTGTAGCATTATAATCTGCTGGTTTTATTTCACTATATGCAAAATTTACGACTGCTAAGAAATCATCGTCTTCTTCTCCGGCTCTAGTTAAAACAGGAACAGTAAGATTATTAATCTCGCCATCTTTATTAAATTGAGAAGCTATGCCGTTTACTTCGATATAAGATTTAAATGGACCAGATAAAGAAACCACATAATTAGTTCCTTGTTTTTCTAAGGATATAATACCGATTTTATATGGATCAGTAATATCGCTATTTACCAATTCTTTTAAATAAATATCGACTTCAGAAGAGAATGGAGCATCTTTAGAATCGAGAACACCTTTAAATACTTCTTTAAAGATTAATTTTTTAACTCCGTCGATATATTCAGAGATTTCTTGAATTTGATTGTTTTCAGACATATTAAATTATCCTTCTATAAATAATCATAGTATTCTGTCGAGATTAAGATGCCAGATGCTTCAAGTGCATCATGTTCGCTAAATAAATATTCTGCTAGACCTAAATCTCTTTCTACATTGTTTTGTGTACTTGTATTATAGTTTATAAGAACGTGGCAATCTCCATCTTTTTTATAAGCTTTAATAGAATTAATACTTTTTATTCCTTGACTAAAATTAAACGTTCTCGACGTTCTTGAATATTTATCGCCACATAAAGTGAAAGTTAAATTATCTGTATTCTTTGGTAAGTTACTAGGCGGAAGAAGATCGACAGCTCCAGATGCTTCTGTGTCAGAAATAGTTTTATATATATTATCGACAGTATATAAATCTCGATTAAGATCTGTACGGTATCCATATTCATTCTTTGCTAAGCTACAAGATTTTCCGTTAAAGTTAAATGCTTTAAGTTCTTCAAAAGAATAGTTATAATAGAAAGCAGATTGATCAGTAAGAATACGAATACAGTTTTGATTCAAAAGATTATACGCATTAGGATTTTCGATTTCTTTTGTCCAAGGATAATTAAAGTTATTTTTAATCTTTAATTTTATTTCTGTCATATCTGGTTTTATTCTTGATAAGAGATCGACAGTGATTTTAGAACCAAATTCTTCAGAATTTTGTCCAACCGGGATAGTTTTTGTTTCACCTAAATATTCTATTTCTAACGGCTCATGATAGTTATTTACAATATGGTGTAAATAATTAATATCGTCGCTAAATAGCTTTTCATAAAGGAAATAATGTTCATAGAAAACTGATGGACGATCTATTTTTGAATGATCCATTGCGAAAGGAATTTGTGCATTTGCTTTAAAACTAACAGAATTCTTAAATTTACCATCATAGTCAAAAGAGATAGGTATATCTGTTATAAGCTCATTAAACTTTTCAGCAACTCTTGTTGCTTCACTAATGGTTGCTTCGCCATTTTCATTTGTCGTAAACTTAATACCTTTTATATCATATCTTGTATTAGGTGCAATTTCAGAAATTTTTAATTTGCTTATATCATTATCTGGAACAGATACAAATGGTCTATTCGGAAAAAATCTACTAAACATATTATCAGAAATTAAATAACCAACTTCAACATGATTAATATCAGTATTGATCTTATCAACAGAAAGAGTCTTGACACACTTTTTTAAATATTCACTATCTTCAGGTTTTTGATATGATGTTTGTAATTTCTTATTTTTAGGAACCCATAAGAATTTAACATATGGGAATGGATTTTCTTCATCAATATTAGATTCAATAGTAATGATACTATTTTCTGGAACATTATGAGGAACATCGTTTATTTCTAAATAACTAAAAGGTTGAGCACTAATATCAAAAATATATTTATTTTCTTTTTGAGTAACATTGTTAATTCTCAATGGAGCAATACTTGTATATCCTTGAAGCACTCTTTTTAGATAATATACGATTTCTTCTGGAAATGGAGCATTGTTTTCTTTTAATGCTTTTTCTATTAAAGAAACGGCTGTATGCGGCTTATAGTTTGTAATTTCATCAGCTATATCTTGTATTTTATTATCAGTCATATATATCTCCTTAACCTATGCGTTTCCACATATTAACAACGATATATGGAGGCATGTTATTATGTGGTTGGTTTTTACCAGATGGTAACATATTTATATTTAAATTGATAGTATGATTATGAGAAGCATCAATAACATAATTTCGTCCTGGTGAAGAATTTCCACCATCCTTAGCATGAATTCCATATTCACTTTCTCTTGAAACTATTCCAAAACCATCCCTATAAGGAACATCTGTTATGTCTCCATTTGGTCTAATAGTTGAAGAAAATTTACCAATTAATTTTGCTGTACTTGTAGTATTACCATTAATATTATTAACATCATGACTATGAGAAGCTAATTCATCTTCGGTTAAACGATGTTCTTTTTCGCCACCGACTTGTCCGAGATTAAAACCGTCACCACTATTAACTAGCATACGACCAGAAGGCATACGTTCCCAGCTACCGCCAAAGATAGCAGAAGGTTCGACATTGTTAACGTTCATATAAATAGAACCAACAGGATATAATTGACCAGCTAATCGATTAAGTTGATCGAGCGCTGAACTTAATTTTTTATTTAACTGTCCTACAGTTACAGCATCGTTTAATTCAACACCGTCTGCCACATTACTAATAACACGTTTAGTCTCACCATTGCCAACAGATACCTGATTGGCTTGCGTAGCAACAGAATCCGCACCTAATGCAATACTATTTTCACCAGTTGCTGAAGCATTAACGCCAACGGAAGTACCACGGCCCAAAATAGAATTACCGATAGACATTGCTTTATCTCTGAGCTTGTACGCAATTGTCGTAGCGATTTTTGCACGACCGCTTTCAGTAGATACAGAAATATTATCACCAGCAATAATGCCATTAACGCCTGTTCTTTCATCGATCTCCTCTTTAGTATACGTTTCGTCACGGCCCATAAATAATTTAGCTGTTTGCGTCTTTGTATAATAAGGACTCAAATCGACTTCGGCACTAATTTCGTTATCGCTATTAATATTAATAGATTTGCCGGCTTTTAATTTATTTTGTTTCGATTCTTTTAAATTTTGAATATCTTCAAAATTCTGAATCATTTCATCGGGATCTTGAATATAGATCTCGCTTTTTTTATATTTATTATTACTCTTAGCAGTCTTTAATTGCAATGCATTTAAAATATTGACCTTAAGAGATTCAACTTTTAATTTATTCACGCCTATATTCCTTTCGTCGTTAAATAATTGAACGCAAGTATATTACAATATTATTTAACACGTCTAAAGAAATTAATGCGATTTGCAAGCATACATCTTAAAGGATGTTTTGCTCCATTTGCGCTAATAAACTTATATCCCAGATAAATACTTTTTTTAAATAGTCGACACCATCTGCGATCATCTTTAATACAGAAAATATTGTTTTTAGTGTCGATAGCTACAAAGAAATCTTTTTCGCTAACGCAAACTTTTACGTCAGACGGATTTACAGTTTTTCCAAAAACATAATAAGCAAACCCATAACCACAATTTCTATATAGCCAAGCACATCGACATATATATCGCTGGAACCATTCTTTAAGAGTAAAGTTTCCATCAATTACATCGACGTATCCAGGAATCATATATCCGTCGCCTTTGTTTTCAAAATGATATAGATAATGTTTATTAAAATCGTATTGAGCGAATTTTGGAACATTGTTTTCGTAGATCATCCAGGCGACATCTAAACAGTTATCGTAAGTTTGCCATAATTTAAATATCTTAGGAAGATTTCCGTATTTATCGGCAAATAAAACGACGAACCAATTTGTTAGATAGCATAATGCCATGCAGAGCAAATTTGCTCCGCACAACACTAACCATTTTAAATAATACTTATTCGGCATCATTTTTTTCCTTGTAGCTGCCAACTTCGCTATTATATTTACTATTAATAAATTTATTAGCGATTTGAGTAGCAGCAGAACCACCGCCAGTTAAACTAGCGAGAGTTTCATAATGTTGCCAGTTATGACCGGTAGCAACTAAATATAACGTTACTCCGATCAACAAAAGCAACAAGGAGAAAGAGATGACACGCGTATAACTTAACTGTCCGTTTTCAAATAACATCATTCTAAATAATTTAGTCATCTTTCTTTTCCCTCAATTTAAGCTTAAGTTCGCCAAGAGAAACAGCCTCTAATCGATTCAATACAGCGTCGTCGAGTTTAGAAATTATATCCTGATTATATTTTATTAGCATATAATTTTCTTTAAAACTCCATAACTCAGTCATAATTACTACTAAATAGCATATGATAGAAATAGCATCGACTAACTGAGCAAATCCACTATGAACCGTAATCGGTATTTTAATTACGTCGATACCGAAGGCGAATAAGCATAATAAAGAATATTGAAAAAGTTTAAAAACAAAGCCGCGATAAAACACGCGGCTTGATTTTTGCTGTCCCCAACCACCCCAGAACACTTCTATGATGGTCTTGTAATGCCATAAGCTATGTTTAATTATTGTTAAACTAAATAACTTCATTATCGTATCGATAATAATAAGGATAAAGCTTATGCAAAAAAACATAACTAAGCGTTCTACGGCATCGGGGGCATAATTATTTAAAAATGTGAAAAAGTTAAATAATTGCATAGTCTTTTCCTTAAAGTGTAGACGAGAGAAGATTTAGAACTCTAAGGAAAGGCAATATATTATTCACCTTTTAATGCTTTAATTGCATCGAGAATAGGTTGCAAGTCAGCTTGAGTGATAAAGCCTTTTTCTTTTAACTTAGTTTCGATATCTTCAAGTTTTAAATATTTAGCTTCTGCTTGAGCTTGAGTTTCGTAAGCACTTAAATCTGGAGCATGGATTCCATCTACAGTATTTTTCAATTCTGTGATTTTGCCTTCCAACGCTTCTTTAGCTTCATTAACTTTACCTTCAGCAGTTGTAACAGCACCATTGACAAGAGCCTGTGCAGCTTCTTCGGTAACTAACTCGCCTTTAAGTTCAGCTTTAGCGTTGTCAATATCTTCATGAGATGCATAGCCTTTGCCGGTAAGGATTTCATCTAATTTAGTTTTTTGATCTTCAGTGAAATCTGTAGGAGCAGCTTTGCTTTCTAATGCAGTTACACGAGTATCGATAGCTGGAACAGTAGTATCTTTTAAAGTATTGATACTAGCTCTTAATTGACCAACATTAGTATCCATGCTTGCACTATAGCTACCAAGATCTGCATTTGTAGCATAGTTTTTATCACGAAGGATAGATTCTACTACACCTTTTTGATCTTCTGTTAAAGTGTCTTTTGGACCATATTTAGCATCGGATTCAGCTTTCTTAGCATAAGGAGTTAAGTCAACATTTACGCCAGAAGCTGTAACAGTTTTAGTACCTTCGTCATAAGATAAACCAGAACCGAATGTTAATTTATCTTGTTTGCCGGCAATAGTCGGATCAGCTTCGATAATATCGGTTACGCCTTGAGCAGTTACGTATGTACCTTTAGTAGCATATAAGCCGTCAGCAGTATCTTTATCCAAGAATGCTTTAGCAGTGATTGCATTATTAATAGCGTTAGTAAATGCAGGGCTAGTTGCTACATTATCTAAATCGCCACGAGTCATGTAATCGCCACGAGCTTGGAATACGTTTTGAGCAGCTGTTAAATCAAGTTTACCAGCGAGAGCCGTATTCACTTCATCGATCTTAGATTTGTTTTTACCGATTTGATCGTCGACATATTCGATAGTAGCATAGTTACCTACGCCTTGATACAAACGATCGGATTCGTCTTTAGTGATATAACCATCTTTAAGAGTTTTAGTTAACTCTTCTTTAGTAACGTAGTTACCTTTAAGTTGGAAAATACCTTTAAGAGTTTCAAGGTTAGTCGCAAGTTTAGCATCGATAGCAGCATCTGTTTCGTTAGCTGTCATCATGTCGTCTTTAATACGAGCGATTTCTGTACCGTATGTATCGCGAGCCCAATTTGCAAATTCTACTTTAGTTTGATAAGCAGCAGCAGCTTCTTCAGATTTAGTTTTAATAGCTTCTTCTAAAGCAGTTTTAGCAGCAGCTAATGCATTTTCTTGAACTTTAATTGCAGCGTTAAGAGTTGTTTTAGCTTCTTCTAAATCGGTAGTAGCTACTTTATCGGCTACTTCATCTTTTGTTGCTTTCTTAGCTAATTCAGCAAGAATAGATTCTACAGAAGATTTATTATCGTTAACACCAGATTGGATATTAGCGATAGTTTGAACGGCATCTTTAAGAGCGCCTAATTTATTGTCGACAATACCTTCGACTTGAGTTTGAGTCAAGCCAGAACCACCAGCAGCGATAGTTGCATTATCTAATTGTTGTTTTGTCGCAAATGTATCGTCGGCATATTTTTTAAGTTCAGTAGCTTTCGCACCGATTTCAGTCGTTACGTCAGCTTTCTTAGCATATACGTCAGCATCATTCTTCGATACATATACATCGCCAAGACCGGCAACAGCAGCAGAAATATCTTCTGTTACTTTAGCAGCTTTAGCATATGTATCAAGATCAGCAGTGTGTACTAAATTATCTTTATCGAGACCGTTAATCAAAGCTTCGTTAGCATTAGCTTTAGTTTTAACTTCTTCCAAAGCAGCAGCTGTAGCATATTCACCTTTTGGTTGATAATCACGATCAGCAGCTTCTTTAGTTACATATTCGCCTTTTTCTTGATATCCAGCTAATTTAGCAGTAAGCTTAGTGTCGATCAAGTTAGGAACAGTAGCTGTTTCTAAAGTATTTAATTTATTATCCACTTCGTTGGCTTTAGCTTCGAACACAGCTTTATCGGCTTTGTCCGCTAACGCAGATACATCAGCTTTACCCAACAAGTCAGAAGCATTTTTATCGGCTTTAGCTTGAACTGCAGTTAATGCACTTACATCAGCTTTATCGGCAAGTTTTTCGTTAAGCTTAGTTTCGCCTACGAATTTTTCTTGAGCTACGAGAGCATCGACAACTTCTTTCACTTTATCGGCTACAGCTTGAGCATCAAGGCCTGTGCCAGTACCACCGTTAAGAGCAAGGTCGTTAACTTTAGTCGTTAATTTACCGAGATCTTCGATAGCTTTTTCAACTTTAGTTTTAGCTTCTTCGAGGCCTTCGGCATTTTCAGTTGCTTTAGCTTTTGCTTGTTGAGCAGTCGTATTTACTTCACGAACAGCTGCGTCGGCAACAGCTTTAGCAGCTTCGATATCTTCAGCTACTTTAGTTTTATCGGCTTTTTCGCCAAGTTTAGATTCGACGTCAGCTTTTTCTGCATATTCAGCAAGAGCAGTTACGTCGGCTTTTGCCGCCAATTTTTCGCTAACTTCATCCTTAGTGAATACTTTATTTAACTTATCGAGTACTGCAGTTAAATCAGCATGACCAGCTAATTGTTGAGCAAGATCTTTAAGGGATTGCAACGTAGTCGGATCTAAAGAACCGATAGCTTGAACTTCGGCTTTAGTAGCATATTCACCTTTAGGTTGATATGTTTCATCAGCAACTGCTTTAGTTACATAATTAACAAGAGCAGCTTCAACTTCTTTAGCTTTAGCATCAGCAGCAGTAGCTTTTTCTTTTGCTTCAGTTACAGCTTCACCAGTTTTAGCTTCCGTCTTTGCCGCTTCAGCAGCAGTTTTAGCAGCTTCGACAGCTTGAGCTAATTCATCTTTAGCACCTTTTAAAGCTTCTTTAGTTGCTAATGGTTCTAATGCAGCAGCATCAGCTTTGCCTTCTAGAGCAGTATTTGCTTTAGCAGCTTCTTTGGCAGCATCGGTAGCAGCTTGTTTAGCTTCGGCAACTTCGGCTTTTGTAGCCTTTTCAGCTAATGCAGTATTAACAGCTTCTTGGTCAGCCTTTTTAGCAAGAGCTTTTTCGTTTTCTACTTTAGCTTGAGCCGCATCAATTTTAAGTTTAGATACGTCGTCAGAGATACCTTTTACTTTTGCATCGTTAAGAGTGTCGGCAGCTTTACGTTCAGCAGCTTCTGCTTTTACAGCAGCATCGTTAGCCTTAACTTCGGCTTTAAGATTATCCAATGCTGTTTGATCGGCTTTAGTAACAAGAGCAGTAGCGTCCGCCTTGGCGGATACTTCTTCTTTTGTAGCCAAAGGAGTCAAATCGCTAGCATTAGCTTTTTTAGCAAGTTCAGTTTCGATAGTAGCTTTATCAGCTTTATCGGCTAAATCAGATTTTTTAGCATATGTAGCTTCGACTTCAGCAGCTTTAGCGAACGGAGTTAAATCGACAATAGCTTTAACTTTTTCAGTAAGTTCGGCAGCTTTAACTACGTCGTCAGCAGTAGCCGCTTTAGCGATAGCTTTTTCAAGATCGGTATCTTTATCGTTAAGTTTTTTGATCAACTTATCGATAGCATCTTTATCATATACTTTATCTTTATCGGCTTTTTTAGCGATTTCGGCAATGCTATCCGGGTTATCGCGAAGCAGTTCAATAGCATCTTTTAAAGTTTTAAGATCTTTAGCAGATACGCCACCAGTCGCTGTTTCGAGTTCTGCTTTAGTCGCAAATTTAGCAGCAGCAGCTTCGTCAGCTTTACCTTGAGCTTCGGTAATTTTTTCAGCTACTTTGGCATCGGTGATATATTCACCTTTAGGTTGATATTGAGCAGCAGCTTCGACTTTACTTAAGAAAGTAATAACGTCTTGAGCTTGTTTAGCAGCAAGATCGGCAGCTACTTTAGCAACGGCTGCTTTATTAGCTTCGGCTAACACTTTATTAGCAGCAGATGCTTCTTTGTTTGCACTAGCTTGTTTTGTTACGTCTTCAACAGCTTTGTTATCGACTGGAGTAGTGGAACCACTTTGATTACCAGAACCACCAAGCTCAATACCTTTATCACGTTTTGGATCGTATAAACCAAAATGAGCTTTACCTACAAATTTTTTGGACATAGAATGTTATCTCCTTTAATTCCAATAAATTAATTCAGCACTAAGTCTGTTTTTCAAATCATCAATAGATTTATTTAAATAATCGTCGACTTGTGCATGAATATATTCTTGCAATGCGTCGCCAATTATTTTTAACAACTGGTCTAATGTCGGTTGATAAATACGTTGATTCATTTGGTCGACAAATTTTGTTAACTCATCACGAACAGTATCTCTTACTTGATTAAAGTCCGGTTTCTTTTTAAGAGCTTCCATTAAATCTGTATATGTATTAATAGAACCATCTTTTTCGAATTGCTTTAACGTATCAGCCCAGTATTCTAAATCATGGATATCTGGTTTATTATTAACGACACGAATAACTTCATTTAATTTATAAACCAGGTACTGAATACTCGTTTCATCTAACGAGGCTTGATCGATAAAATGTTTCATTCTCTTACCTCATAATTACGTTCGTAATAACTGACTGTTGATTTCCTGGTTCAATCGAACATTCGTCATCAGTGCATTTAATAAGAACTGCAAATTTTTCATTACCAACAGTAGTGGTCGAGTTCTTCTCTAAAATAGATACCGGAATAATTAAATCACCGATATTCGATTCTTCATATAAACCAGAAATAACGATTTCAGATTTATTGCTTAATAAGTATGCAGAATAAACGCCTTCATAACATAAAGTAGAGCAGGTATCATTTTCCAATAATACCTGCTCATCATTCACTAACAATTCATCTGATAAAGATAATGAATTAGAGCCATAAGAGATTACGTCTCCGTCAAATATATTTTTACCGTTTAATTTTAATTCTTTTACGAATAAATTGTTAACCATTATCTTATCGTTACGTTGGTTTTTATTAAGATACTCGCTATTTATATTACTCAAAGTAATACCGTTTTGGTCTAAATGTTCATTAATTTGAGTATGCGCTTGATTAATAATTTCAGATACATTATGATTTAAACTCATAAGTGAATCATTAATAGCGCTTAATGAAATTTCATTCATTGAATAGCATCCCTTTATCTTATAAAAATATTAGAAACCTTTTCGACATTATCGATAATTAAGTTATTTTCTAGAATAGATACGATAATCGTTTGATCGATATCTTTATACGTACCAGATTTTTTTACGATAAATAAATTAGAAACTTTATTATTATTTTTAAAAATAATATTTATTTCATGAGCATGAGACAAATCAATATTTTCTTTAACTAGAATTTCGACCCAATCATAAGAGTTATCATTTTTAGATAATAATTTTATTCCGTTGTATAATTTACCGGACAATTTTCTGCCACCAAGCTCGATATGATCTTCATCGATATTTATACTTCCAATAATCTTTTGAGCATCCAAAGTATCGATTGAACAATCATATCGTTTAGTTTTTTTATAGTACTGGTTATCGTCGATCGTATAGTTCTCGATATTAAGAGAAACCATATTATCTATAATATCATTTTTTCTAGTGTTTAAATAATCTTGAATTTCGATAATTTTATTTTGTAAGTCGGCAAGGTTAACAGAGTCATCATGTATTAAACTAATCATATGTTACCTTTTATATATTTTAAATTCCTTATCGGACGTAATAATGCCATCTTTTATCGTGATAAGATTATTCTTAAAATCTTTTCCGCAATAATTAATAGTTAACGGGATAGAATATCCGCTTACGCTAACTAAAATATAATAATCGCCTTTTTCTAATTTAGATAAAGTATATTCTTTATATTCTGGTAATGCCATATCATAGTTATTTTTAACGGATCGATTATTATAAGATAATCGTTGATCGAATGAAAGTGACTTATTGCCGACCAAGATTTCGTTAGAGCCAATCTTATTATTATTTAAAAATATAGATCCAGCAATATCGACAGTGTCGAGTGATAAATTATTTAACATTTCATTTACCGAAATAAAATTATCGTAAAAATCTAAGGCATTAACATACTGATCGTTATCGATAACGGTTGATTCGAGGCTATTTATTTTAGAAATAAGATTATTAATCTCGCTTCTCAATGTATTAATATCTATCGACATTTAATAATATATCCTCCTAAATCTTCCCAATAATCGCTATAACTACTATGGTGTTTTTTACGTCGACGCCAGATCTCATGAACCTCGAATTTCCAGTTCCATGGATTTTGATCGATACGAGAAATTGTTTGATAGTTCTTATCGCCGCCATAATAGTTTTGGAACGATACCGACATATTTGTCATCGGGCTTGAATTATCGCTAACTTCATATGGATTATATTTTCGTTTATAAGCATCTTTAATCATAAAGAATACTGTATGGAAATCATTTTTATATGGGTTATATGCATATACTTCACGCCAATCATTTTTGTTCGATTCTCCAATGGAATTACCGTCTTTCCATTGAGGAAGTTTTACGAATTTACGATAATTATTTTTAGTAATAATCGTTTTATCGGTAGCCAAACCATTATTATTTATTTCTAAATATTTATTATTGTCTTTTGCAATAACGAAAGGCCAAACAGAAATATCGACGCCATCAATCGTAAATAATACGCCATTAGATTTGTTAAATTTGATAGCTGGTTGATTTCCGGAATTAATCGTTAAATTACCGTTAAGATTTAAATCGTCATAACGAAGATAATCGCCGGCATTATTTTTATTTAAAAACTTATTATCTGATTCTTGTTTTGTATAATATCCAGAAAGTTTATTATTAATGAAAGCCAATAAATCATCTATAGATGTCGGAACAGTATTCGTTAAATAATCTTTCATTTGATTAATACGATTAGTATATTGATTAATTAAACCGTTAACGCCAGTTCCTTCAGCGGCATCTCTAAAAGATTTTATGGCATCAATTATTTCATTTATTTTTCTTACTTGTAAAAACGTAGTCGTTCTACTTCTTAAATGTTCTATCATCGCCATAACACCTTCATAATGTTGCCGTTATTACGGCTTTGATTATACCCAGTAAATACAGGACCAGTCTTTTGAGTTAACTTAACATAAGATGCTGTTACCTCGACACCGACCGTAGAATACGGAGTTAAGAATTTAATCGGAACTTCGGCTCTACACATATATACATAAGCTGGTGCAATACGATGATCGTTTTGTAGATCATGACCACCTTCGTGATATGTATTATCGACAATAAGAACTAAATCGTTCCATTTCGCCGGTAATTGAACTGTACCGCCTACATTGTTAATAGAGCTATTTGGGATTTCGTTCCAAGCTGCCGGAATATAAGTACGCTCTCGTAGCTGGAAGATATCTTCACCTAGAGAACGTTGAGTACCGGTATTAATATTCTTAGCATATAGCTCAGATCCATCAGGATTAATTAATTTAAGCCAATCACCATCGATAATTAATTTTACACCGTTAAGAGTCATTAACGTGTTGCCATTTTTATGGCCTATAATTTTATTGTCGCCAGCAACTGTAAGTTTATGCTGATAGTCTAAATTTTGATTCTTTAAAATTGCATTATTTAAACTAGCTTTTATTAAATAACGATCGTCTTGTTCTTGCTTGTTAAAATAAGACTTAATAGTTTCATTAAATCCGTTTTTAATATTTTCTAAAGATTCAGAAAAACTTTTTTTAGCATTATTATAGATTAAATTGATCTTATTAAACTCTTTGATAAAATCATTTGTCGAAATTGTTTTATCAGAAGTATCTTTAATAATATCTTTTAAACTATCTATAATTTTATTAATTTCTTGTGTCGCTTTATATGACACAGAAAATTTTTCCATTCGTTTTGCCATATAAAACTCCTATCGATAATAAACTGCTTTTATAATACCGTTAAATCCTTCTTTACTCCAATCAAGATTGATAACGCCATTCTGTAAATTAATCGTGCAATCTATATCCTTATAATAAGGTTGACCTAGACTTAATTCGATCAATATATGATTGATGTATAAATGCCCGTTATTTTCGCCGTCATGATATTGGTATACGATTAACATTTGATTCACATCGTCACCGTATACTCTAGAGTAATTTACGTTTCGAGTATTTCGACTACCCGGAAGTTCGACCCATTCACCAGGAGAAATATAGCTTACACCAGTAACTATTTCTTGACCGTTGATATAAGTAACACCGTTTCTAATTTCGATCGGGACATTGCCGTCCGGAGAAATCATTTTAAAATATCCTGGACGGACTTCCCAACTACCGTTACCAAATTGAATGATTGGACCGCTAGTATTATTTAAATTAATTGTCCCATTAACGTTAAAATTATTATTAATAGTTTCGTCACGGTCTTTACGTAAATAACTATCGGCTGTAGAAGATGAAGCGAATAAATCATTACTATTAGCCTTAGTATAATAGTTAGATAATTTATTGGCTATCGTATTTCGAAGATCGTTTAATCGACCTTGTAGACCTTGAATAGCGTCTTCGATAGCTTTTTTATTAGTTTTAATAAAATCTAATAAAGTCTGTTTCGTAACCGTTGTACCCGAGATGCGTTTAAGATCTTCGATCTCAGTATAAAATTCGTTGATCTTCGCGTTAATTTCGCGAAGACCAACAAGTTCTTTTAATTTTTGAATCATACAGAATCACCGTAATTCAATACATCGTTTTGTTGAGTGTAGTATAGAATATACCCACGTTCTGGGAATACACTATGAAGAATTACTTTGTTTGCATTATATTCAGGAGTAATCGTACTAAGTTTCTTATTAATACCGTCATAAATTACGACCTGAATCACTTCAACATTAGGAATATCCAAGGATAATTCATAATTGTCTTCACCTTGTTTAATCCATTTATTGGTGCCGAATTCTAATTTTTGAATAATAACGCTTTGATTAATTTTATCGACAACATTATTAGGAAGAACACTCTTACCATTTCTTACCAAAATCTCCCAGTCTGTTCCATTAAATCGATAGAGAGATCCTGCGGTATCTCCACCGTTAACAGCTACAACATTGCCAACTGTTGCATCTGGATATGTCGTATATAGTTCGGTTACAGAACCAACACTATTTTTCCAATCGTTATTATCATTAGCTTTTATAATAGCTGCATATAATTCGTCGCGCAACAAGAAGTCTTCGATCGGATGACCCATAAATTTACGAGTATCTTCACTTAAATCACTTCTATCTGCAGTGCCTGCACGATCAGATAGTAAAGCATGGTCGACAATTAAACGTCGGAACTTTTCTTCTAATGTTTCACCATCGCTAAACATAACTTGATCGGCCGTCGTTTTTCCGTAAAACGGATCCTTGCCGCCTGCGCCATTGTCGACAAGGATATTACCTTTAATATCTGCCATTTTATATTATCCTTTTCATAGGGTTTAAATAACATCGATTACAGAATTATATTACAAAGAAAGCCTGTCTATGACAGGCTAACTTTCTTAACAATCATCTTAGAATCAGATTCTTTTTTACCAGATAAATAGACTGTTTCATCGTATTTAATATAAGGCAAATTATTTAGATAAATAGAACTAAAGACGATTAAATCGATTTCGACGCCGCCACCAACATCGCCTTTACAAAATGCCATAAGGTTGCCAGACTTATCTTTGCGTTCATCAACTTTAGTGATTCTAACTTTAACGTTTTCTACTTCAGTTTTATCTTCCATAGAGAACCATTCTGGTGTATATGTTACCGGACAATTTAATGTTTCCATTTCAAAGCTCATAATAAGTTCCTTTCCATAATCTTCATTATTTAAACGTTCATCTTTATCTTTTCTTAAATCGTAGAACTCATTCATTAATTCTAAACGATTATGCTTAATATTAGAGAAAGCCCCTGACTTAATTAAAGCTGAACCGACACGTTTATTAAATGATTTCTTGCCGATTTTATTCATAGCATCTTCTAAAGAAGTATAAGGTCGATGTTCGATTATGGAAGGTATGGAAGATAGACCCACGCCCTTAATGGACCCAAGACCAAATAAGATAGTATTTCCATTAGGAGTAAAATCAAGATTTGAAACATTAATGTCTGGAACTTCAACGTCAATCCCTTCCTTTCTAACTAATGGAATATAACGAACTAAATCTTCTAAAGATTGCATCGATAAATATGCAGCAAAGAATTCTACTGGATGATATAATTTAAGCCAAGTAGTAAGCATACTAATAAAAGAATAAGCAACAGCATGAGAGCGATTAAAGGCGTACGAGCTGAACCCAGAGATATAATCAAAATAATAATTCATTTCTTCTGGAGTATATCCATTAGAAACAGCACCTTTAATTTCTGGACCATATTTTCCTTTAGGATCATACCAAGGAGCATTATCATCTTGTTCCCAACCTTCAGGACCTTCACAATTTTTCTTGCCATAGATATGGCAACGAATCATCATAGGGAACATGCTAGCTTTCTTTTTGGCTATAATTTTGCGGACAATTGAGTCTGCTTGGTTATCGTCAAAACCAGAAACTTGTTTCGCAATTTGCATCAATTGCTCCTGATATGCAATAATCCCATATGTATCATCTAATATATTCTCGATGCCATGTATAGGATATTCAACGGCAGATTTGCCATTTTTACATGCGATATATTGCTTATCGAGACCAGCAGATAATGGGCCAGGTCTACCTATCGAAGTCGCAACAGAAATGTCGCCAAAAGAATTTGGCTTCATATTTCTAAGCATATCTTTAAACATATCGGATTCTAACTGAAACACACAGTCTGTTTTAGCTTGTGCTAATAATTTATATAATTTTTTATCTTCGATATCAAAGCTATCATATAACCATTGAACATCTTTATCTAAATGCTTTAACGTTGTTTCAATTATGGACAATGTTTTAAGACCAAGAACATCAAGTTTAGCGGTACCTAATTCTTCACATTCAACTCCGGTAAATAACGTAATCATTACGCCGTCAGCATCGGTACGTGTCGGAAAATAATCATCGATACGACAAGGCATAGCCAATACACCAGAAGCGTGAACACCGAAGTTGCGTTTAAGACCTTCGAATGCTCGAGCCAATCTAAATAATTCTTTATTGTCGGCTTCAAGTTTTTGCCATTTAGTATATAAAGATTGTTCTGTGGCGTTACCGTCTTTTAGTGCATCATAATGTTTGAACTTTGGTTGAGGTGGTACTACATCTTTAAAGTCGTCGATAATTTTAGATAATGCATTCATTTTATCAAACGGAATTTTAAGAGCTCGACCAATATCTTTTAAGCCAGATTTAACACCCATTTGAGAGTACGTACCGATATGTGCTACGTTACTTTCACCGTATAAATCTTTAATATGCTCGATAACTTTATCTCGACCATAGTACGACACGTCCGAATCGATGTCAGGCAGCCCTGTTCTGTCGATTGTTAAAAAACGACCAAACAATAAACCATGTTTAATTGGATCAACGTTTTTTGTAATACCAATACACCATAACACTAGGCTGCCTGCAGCTGATCCACGTCCAGGGCCAGTCATTACGCCATTATTATCGGCCCAGTTAAGATATTCACGAACGATAAGCATATAATCGGCAAAATCTTTATAGTTAATAATATTAAGTTCATAAGCTAAACGTTGCTCATATCGTTTAATATCGTTAGCGATATAATCGTATCGTTTTGCTAATTCATATAAACCTTTATATGCTAATTCGCGTAGTTTACGTTTTGTATTCTTAACACCAGGCAATTTTGGCATTAATGGTACATCGCTACCTAATTTATATTCGCCGACTTTATTAGCAATTTCTTGAGTATTATGCATTGATTCTAAATACAAAGCATATTTTGCACGAGCAACACTTGCTTCAGTTTCGGAAGTATTAATTAGATATTTAAACCCGTCCTGCATTTCTTCTTCGCTTTTAAGCCAGAAGTTATGATCGTATTTCATACGATTAGGATTATAGATATCGGTACCAGTACCGACACATACCAATACATCATGATCTTTATTATCGGTTTTCAGCACATAATGAACATCGCTTGTTGCAACGAGTTTAATATTATGTTTCTGGGACATTGTTAAATAAAAATTATTTACTTTAACTTGATCGTCGAATGCATTAGGTTGAACTTCGAGATAAAAGTCGTCGCCGAAGATATCTTTATATTCTAAAATAAGTTCTTCAGCTTTTTCTAAATCGTCCTTACGAACACGACTTGCGACCATATTTGCAACACATGCTGTCGTACAGATAACACCTTCACTATATTTACGAAGCATTGGCATATCGAATAGGAAACGTCCGTTATATGTACATACTTTAGCGGATTCACTTTGTAGCTTAATTAAATTATTTAAACCTGTTTGATTTTTAGCTAATAAGATTAAATGATATTGTCTTGTATCGTACATATGTTTTTCTGCACGAGCTTTAATATCTTTAATACCTTTAACACCTTTTTTACCGGATGCTAAATCTTCAGCTTCTTTTTCAGTTAAGTCACCAGCTTCTTTAGCCTTTAAGGCCGCATCAGCCCAACGTTCTTCAACAGGTTTAGATAGCGCAAGCGTATCCCATGTTTGATATCCTTCATAACCTAAAATAGGTTTAATATCTTGCTTTTTACATTCTTGTAAAAATTCATAGATACCGCCCATATGATTATGGTCTGTAATTGCTAAACTTTCCATACCAAGTTCTTTAGCACGACTAACTAATTTTGGTATATGACAATAGCCATCTAAGAAGCTATATGATGTATGTACATGTAAATGCGTAAACATTCTATTCCTCCTTTAATATACTTTTTACGTTTAAAGTATATAATCTAGGCTTCATGAAGTTTTTTTCGATATCACCACACATCGTAATTCTATCGCCAACTTTAATTCCGAGATCTCCTAATCTCCATGCCCAGATACTTAATTTTGTTTTTCCGTCGAATACTGTATAACATATATTGTCAGGATTATTGCCGCTAGGTTTAACGTTGAGAACGCTCAACCCAGATATTCTAACTTGCGGTTTAGCAAAAGTTAAATTATCAAACGAGAATAAATTAAATGATTTATAGGACTCTACTGTTAAATCAGATAATGTAAGGTCGATATATTCAGGTTCTTTTGGTTCGATAGCAACTTCTTCAGGTGGCACATAGGATGCGATTTTTGCGCTCAGAGCGAGTTTAAATTCGTCTTGCATATCTTTATATATCGCAAAGCCACAAGCAGCTGCATGGCCGCCATATGAAGCTACAGACGGTTCATTAAATAATAGCCAATCTAATGGATATGTATTACTTCGAGCAGAGCCATGAACAACTTCACTATCCGATAATCCGACAAAACTAGGCTTACCACTATATTCTTGTAATCGTCCTGCAAGTATACCGATAATACCGACCGGTATTTCGTCGTTAACGACTAAAGCTATTTCACTATCGTCGTTTTGCTTATCGTACTGTTTAATGATTCTTTCACTAAAATCTTTAGTTAATTCTTTACGCCGAGTATTATATTCTTCGACAGTATTACATGTTTCGATCGGTTCTTCGCTTACGTCGAATAATTTAATAGAAGCATCGATATCGAATAATCGAGAACATGCATTTAATCGAGGAGCGATTTGCCAAGATACGAGATCGGCCGTAATAGCTTCTTTAGTGAGCATATCTAAGAATACTCGTAATGTGTTCGGTATTTGTTTCTTCTGAATTTGATTAAAACCTTTACGAACGATAGCTTGATTAACGTAACTGCTTAACGGCATTACATCGGCAATCGTACCGATAGCCGTTAAATAAAGTAATTTATCGCTTTCATAATGATTATAACCTAATTCATTTTCAATTGCTCGACAAAAATAATAAGCGACGCCAGCACCACATATCGCTTTTGCCCAATGATCGCTCTCAGTAATATACTGATCGACAATGATTGTGTCTGGCAAGATTTCTTGCGGTAAATGATGATCGGTAATGAGTACCGGTATATTATATTTCTTGCATAATTCGACTTCTTCGACTTTCGTAATACCGTTATCGACTGTCATAATAAGAGGCTTAATTCGTCGTTCATATTTTTTATTTATGTCTTCGATAAACTTAATACTTAAGCCATAACCATCGCTTCTCTCAGGGAAGTAAACTTCACTATGTGTCGGAACAATCTTCGATAAAAATTTTTTCATAATCGTTCCGCTCGTCATTCCATCGACATCATAGTCGGCATATACATAAATATCTCGACCCTCTTTAAAGCATTGCACTAAGAACTTAGCTGCTTTATCGATATTAACGATCGGTTCTGTTTCGTCGATATTTAATATCTTATCTTGGTCATATAAAATGTTATATGCTACATCTAATGGAATTTGTTTTAGGGCCAATATCTGAGCCACTAAATCGTTAACTTTTAACGTTAACCTGTACTTATCTTTATCTATCATAAGTAACTCCTTTCCTAACTATTATAACATATAAACGAGAAAAAGGCGAGCATTATTGGCTCGCCTTCAAAGGTTTTAAATATTTAGTTTTTAATCCTGTAGCTGCTTCCAACTTGCTTAATGCTAGTCGTCTATGCTTTCTATATTTAGCTTCAGAAATGCCTAATTCTTTTTGAATATCTTTAGGTCGTTTAGTTTGAACGAATATCTTAACGATAATATTTCGTTCAAGTTCATTAAGTTCGTCGAATACGTCAGAACAAGTTAAACCCGATAACCATGATTCGCTAAAATTTCCGTTATCATCAATCGTAACTTGATCTTCGATATTCATATGATGCATCGAATTATAACCGTTAAGATTAACTTCTTCAAATGCCGTTCTGTCGTAGCCATTATTAATTCTGTCACGTAAGAATTTAGAAATGAAATGGAATAAACGATATTTAAACACATACGTTACAAACGTATTGAAGCTACGATTAGTCTTCTTATAGGTTAACACCATTTGAGTAAATACGTAATGAAGGTCAGTCATTACGTCATTATTCTTACCATAATTATCCCGAATTAAAGATAAAGATCGGTTTACTTCGTTGAATTCAGTTTTAGATAATCGAGTATTTCTAAAGATTTTAAAACGTAAATTTTTATCAGCTATATACAAGCAGATAAAATCACGAGAGACTTTATTATTTAAATATGTTTTTTCGTTGACTAATAAATCATAAAACATATTAATAAATGGCTCGAATCTAATAATTAATTCTTGGAGTAATTCATCTTTTCTTTTGTTACATTTAGTTTGCTGACACTCTAATACAATCGCGTCAATTTCCTCCCAAGCTTCTTTTTGTCCTTCGAGAACTTTATATTCAGACATTATTTTTTCTTGGATTTCCTTTTTAATTTTTTAACGTCGTCTAGTTGCATCCATTGTCCATCGTGAAACTGGATACATTCTAGAGTTAATTCGGGGAATTTGTATTCGAATATCTTTTTCTTAAGATTAAAGTCGACCGTAGTCTTACCTTTAATATCGATGACACGAATACTTTTATCTAAATTCTTTACGACAAAGTCTGCTACGTAATTAATAGATCGAATCGTTTTTTTATTCTTTTTAAAACTTGGTTGCAATTCATAATTAACTTGTCGTTCAAATCCAGAGATTAATTTATCTTTAAGTTGTTGTTTTAAATAAATATAGTAGCTAGCTTCCATTAAGCTATCGAATTTAATATCGTCGACAATAGGTTTATAAGAGAAATATCGACTTTTCTTAATTCGATCTTTAACTTGAGGAAGTTCGAATGATTTAATTAATTTCTTTTTCTTATATTCTTTCCATAGAATATGAGTATCTTTTAAGGCTTTTGTCTTATAGACGCAGCCATCTATTTCGTAAGGCATTATTATTTTCCTCTGATACATTAATAACTAAAATATATTAAGTTCTTATATACGCAAACTTCCAAATATACTCAAAAGTATATAAGACTAATCTGTTTCTATAAGACTTTCACTATCAATTATTCTAACGAATAAATTAACGATAGTATAAGGCCCGTATCAAGACCTATAAAATATAAATATATATTAAATTGCTATACTGCTTAAATTTTTATGCCCAGTTAATCGTTTTACTTCTATATCATGAAGTTTGCGAAAACTATCAAATCTTTTATTACATTTGTTAATATCAAAACTTTTTAAATCACTTGCTATATTCATTATTAGGAATGAGGAATATAAATCTCTTTGAATTTTAATTCCGTTAAAATCATTCCATCTTTGAGATAAAGTCTTTTTATGATAAGTACCATCAAAATGATTAAATTGACTAGCTTTCGCATGCCAGGTATCAATTTTAATTAAGCGTTTGTCATAATAAGATAATTTTCTATTTATTATTTCTAATAACATAGCAGGAGCTCTATTAGCAATAGATCTGCCAAAACGTTTTCTACGTTTAAAACTTCCTTTACTATTCTTTTCTGTTTTTTTAGCTTTTTTAGCAAGACCAGCAAAATTCATTGTTTCAACATAAATAGTATCACCAAGAGAAATAATTTGATTAGCTAGACATTCATGTTGATATTTTCGTATATCTTTTTGCTTGCGATATAATTCTTTTAATTGATTTTGATATTTAATATAATGATTTGATTTGTTCCAAATTACTTTTTTACTGCCTTGGCTCTTAATAGTTCCATCTTCATTATAATTGTTAGGATTCATAGCTTTACGACTTCTATCAATTTTTCTTAATAATCTTCTTTCTTGATCTTCAGCATTTTGAACTTTATCTGCAAGTTCTAATATTTTAACATCAGTAGAAGATGAATAAGCAATAGTAGAAGTGCCAATGTCAATGCCGACATCACCTTGACCAATAGAATGTTTTATCTTGCCAGTTTCTTTATTTACTTTAACTGGTGGATTTCCTTTAAAAATAATTTGAACATAATATTTATATTTATTTCGTATATATTTTCTAATAATACGACAATATGCAATATCTGATTCTAATGCTTGACATTCATATTGATTGTTATAATTAATAATTACTGGTATTTCTAATTTATTCCATATAATAATATTATTTCTAAATCGAATGCCGGATTTATTAGATTTTCCTTCTAAAGAATTAAAATCACCATATTTTCTATAATGAATTTTTCCTCCATTCCCATAAAAAAGTTTCTCATATGCTTTCCATAAATTAGAAGCTATTTTTTGCGCAGTATTAGAATCTATATTATTAGAAAAATGTTTTTGCATTTTCTTAACGTCATTATGGAATGAATACTCTGACATACAATATTGATCTCTAATATCATTAACTTGTTTCCAGATATTTTTATCTTCTTTTTTATTTCCTGTAAATTGCAACATAAGATTCCTATATTTCTTTGTTTTAGTCATTTCTTTATATCTTTTTTTAGTCACATTTACTAAAGAATTATAGATCTGTCTACCGATTTCAAAACGTTTATTTAAAATATCTTCTTGATATTTTTCTGTTTTAAGAGGAAATTGAACTGTAAAGTTTGCCATTGTATTCACCACCTTTCTAATAATATATTCTTATCTAATATATATTTTTTAATATCATTATTATATGATATATATTACAAACATTTATAATAAAACAACGTATTTATTTTCCTGTAAATGTTCTAGAGAGTTCTGGAATAAATCGACTCTTAGAAGATTCTTCTCGTACCGGGAAGAATATCTTTTGATCGATCCCCCGTAAAACATTATTAGCGATAAAGTTTAAACGTTCTATCGAACTTATATCACGATACGCAATAAATGTTTTTCTAGTTTTAGCATAATAAAACATAACGCCACTCAACTGAAAGTCGAACGCATCGTATGCTGCTTTCCAGTGAAGAGTACAATTAATATTACTATCACATTCTTCTTGTGAAAACGTATGAGAAAATACAGGATAGAATAAAAAGTATTTTCCGTTACGATATGCAATAGGGCCAATATCGACTTCAATTTCTCCTGAGTCAAATTCTAATACATGAGAATGACCGATCGAAATAATATTAAGTTGTTCTTCACTACAGTATTCATAAAGACTAGAAAGGTAATTAATACCTTTTAATACGTCTTTATTGTTAATACGATGAGGCGCAGTATTTAAATAATTATCTAACATTTGAGTCATTTCCGGAATGCCGATAATTTCTTTTTGATAAATACTACCTAAGAATGCGTATGCTATATCATGCAAAAACGAGCGTAAGGTACGCTCGTCTGTCGGTATTGGAGTATTATATTTTATATTATAGTACCAAGGACTATCAAGATAGTCGAGGAATTGTTCATTAGTTATTTTCATACAACTTAGTAATGCAACGAGCTACTTCATAAGATTCAGCAAATAGAGCATCTGGAGTATTAAGATTAGGTCGCAATTGAGGAATTTCAGTTTTTTGACCCAATACAGATTCTGCAGATTGAGCAATTTTTAATTTAAGATCTTCAATTAAAGATTTGCCTTCATTATATTCTTCTTCAGTTAAATATAAATCAAGAGCGGTATTTAAATAATCACGTACTTTAAATACGCTAAGCTTATCTTCAACTTCATTATCTTTATTTAACACCAAAGCAGAAACATATCGTGCCGTTAATTTAAGAACGTCAAACACTACAGGAGCTGTAGCAAAACGTTCATTAGTTAAACCTTTAATAACCGTTGTCCAGACACCTAAAAAATCTTCTTTTTCTTGAGTAGATGCTGGATAGTCATATAAAATACTTTCAGAAAATGCTTCGTACACTTTTTCGTAAATAGTCATTTATTAACCTCGAATGATATTGTTAAAACGTTCAGTATCTTGTTGATTAGCTTCTGTAGCATAAGAAAACTCAGGTACAAAGTAGAAAAAGCTTCTGCCTTTAAATTCACTTCGTTTATTCTTAGCCCAGTCTAGCTCTATAACAGGCTGAATATCGGCATAACCTTCTCTGTTATAAAATACTTTAGCATTATTTTTATTTTTGCTCACATCGTTGTGAACAAGGAATACGACACTTGCATCGTATTGATATCGGACTGACTCCTTAAGATCGTCAAGAGATGGTCGGCCATTATGATTTAATTTTCTTAAATGTGCCGTGCCAAATACCGGAACTTGTAAATCGACATTCGCTAATTTTTTAAGTTCTTCCGATAACGCTTCATGACGTTCTTGTGGCTTATTAAACGTTCTATTTTTAAACCGCAAGTCAGATAAGGAGTCAATACCGATAATGATATTATTTTCTGGATTTACCGATTTGACAAATTCTTGAGCTCGTTTTGCGTGTTCACAAATATCTTCAAAAGATTGAACTCGAGTTCCGTCGGTCATCATAAATTGATGGCTCTGTTCCTTTAATAGTTGGATGCCGTCTTTTCGACGTTGAAGTTGAGCTTTAATTCTTGCGAAATATTCTTCTTCTTCAGAGCATCGAGGAATAATCGATGATATTTTTTCGTAGCGTTTTGGTTTGCCGGCAATCGCGATCGGAATTTGTTGATCCATCGCAATAATACGAGGAATAACTTCTCCGACAGTATCGTCTAAGGTATAGTAAATAGCTAATAGGTTGTTCTTAGGATTAGTCCCTAAATCTTTTAATAAATTAGACATAATAGCTGTTTTACCACCATTAGATTCACCGGCAAAAATATATAAGCCTTTTGTTAAGCCGCTTAGATTCTTATTGAACGAAGGGAATCTAACCGTATCATAACCCTCTTCTTCATCTTTTTCGCTTTCTATTTCATATTCTTCATAGGTCGCTAAAGACTCTTTATAAAAATCAATACTCATTTTTAACTCCATCTGTAGAAAACTTTATCTAAACCTGCTCTATGGTTATCCCAATAAATAGATTCGACTTTCTCAAGTGTATCTATTTCGTAATTAGTTAAGTTAAGTAAAGAACTAACTTCGTGTGCATGATCATCGATTAGATAAAGCAGAATATCTAATGGATCCATAAGTTGACGATTATATCGATTTAATAAATAATCGATAGCGCCGACATCTCGTTTTGCGTCTCGTATCGTTAAAGAATTAGCTTTCTTATAATAATAGGATAACAATTGTTCTTTCGTATAAGAAATTTTCATTTCCTTAAAAAACTTAACTTCTTCGACTTGAATATCGAGTCCGATATTAAGCTTAGGTGGTCGTGATAAAATTTGTAATTCTGGATGAAAATAATAAGTATCTCTTTTAACGAGTCCGTTCCAAAGAGAAGATGGCAGATCACAATATTTAATAAATTCTTTACGAAACGTGGACAAAATTTTTACGATATCGTTTGTATTGTAAAAATTATCGTATAAGTAATCTATTGTATATTGTGTAACATACGTTTTATCTGTCGTATGGCCTAATATATTTTCTTCGTACCATAATCCACTAACCATAAAATATCCTCCGATTAAAAATAATACCTTCATGAGTTATTATAGCATAAGAATTCGAAAAAGAAAAGGCCCGGACACTAAGTCCGAACCTTTAAAAATTCTATACTATACATTGCTTTTTTAACCGGAATGTCGGCATAAAATACTTTTGTATTTCGAGAAATCTGATTAACGATATCTCGAGCATGAGTTTCGATCGGATATAATAAATTACCGTTAGATAAATAACTATACAATTTAATATCCATTTCGCTGCAAGTCGTACTATGTTTACTATATCGATTACCGACTTCATCGGCCGATTGATCAGATACAACAATATTATCGTTAATATACTTAATTAAATTTTTATATTCATTTTTGATTACGATATTACTATTCTTTGTATCGAAGTTAGCATTATATAAATAAATATGACGTAATCCGAATGGATACATACCAAGATTATTTACGAACGTTAGTTTGAAATTAAGCACCATCGTTTTAATACTATATGTATTATCAAATAGAATTCTTGTATCTTCCAATGGTTGATCGTAATCGATAACGATAGCTTTATTACTTAATTGAGTGCCTGGCGTCGTAATAATCGTAACATTTTTTAAGATAGACGCGCCCGCTAAGAACGGAGAAATTTCGATAGCGTTACAAGTTGCAGAACCGACGATAGGATTATCAGGAAACTCGATTGTTAGTGTAACAGTATCGGAAGAATATTGATAGAATGTCGGCATCTTATTTAAGATTGTATCGTGTTTTAATACGTCGATATATTCTTCTTTAACTTCTTCGTTTATAGAAACTGTTGCTGAGTTTTTAAAAATATAGCCAGCAGCAGAATTGAAGTTAAGTAAGTTATCTAAATTACCGACAATTTTAGGGTGGATACAGTTACCATATTTCTCATAATTAGAATTAGCTTCTAATACTTTATTTGTATCGGCAAATAAAATCTTATTGGCATTATAAATATTCTTTTTTAATACTGTTTCACCGTCAAAAATAGTTTCGTTGATGCGGTTGCCATCCTTAAGAGAATCGATATAGCGAGACATCTGATTATTTAAATAATTGCTATATTCTAATACGGCATTCATAATTTCGAGCTTTTTATCGTAAGAATTATGTTGTTTAATAATCGATGTTTCTAAATCGCTATATTCTTGCTGCATTGATTCAACAAGTTCTGTAAAATACTTAGACGTATTTTTTAATTCCATATTATACCTCAATAGAAATTAGAATACTGACGATATGTTTTAGCTAAAATATTAGATTCGACTAATTTTTTATACGTATCATTTATAGACTCATTTTGAGATTCTAACTTTAACAATTTTTCTTTAAGCAATTTAATTTCGTTAGCCAAATTGTAATAATTTAAAACGAACTTATCGTATTCCCAAGATCCATTAAATCTTATATTATACTTGATCATATTCATTATACCTATTCTGCTTAATCGCTAAAGAGTTAATTTTAAGAGTATTGCCAAATGGATTTTCAATCACGGCTACTGGATTATCGTAATTAACTTCTTTATCGTAAGTAATAATTTCTAACATATTATCATAAGCGCCGTCATAGAATGTTCTAGAATAAATATGATTGTCTTTTATAATACAGTTGTCGACAGCCGCAAAAACAATACCGTCGGTATTAAAAGATACTTGACCATAAGGTGGCATTCTAAATTTAAAGTACTGTACTTTATCGGTAATCGTAACTAAATGATTGTTAATGTTAGTTTTAATAGGATCCAACGTAAAGCTGAAATCGATATGTGTACCTTTATAGATATAAAATTCTACATCGTGTTCGAAAGGATTCTGAACGTTATTATATTGATTTAATTCTATACATTGATTATCGACTTTAATCATGTTATGGCCAGAATACAAATAATACTGAGACTTATACGTATCTTCAAATTTTTGTGGTAACTGATAGCTACCAAAATATTTATTACCGGAGTCTAACGAGAAAAATTCTGTTTTAGTCGTAGGCTCACCTGGAACTTGATATAACGATTCATTAGATTCGTAGTTAAGAATATTTTCTGTTGGCGATAATTCTAAAACTACGTTCGCATTATTATCTTCTAGATTGGCTAAGAAAGCTAACGTAGACCCAGCATATGTCGTAAATGCTGGCAACTTAACGTAAGTCTTACCATCTTTATTCTTCATGTCGAAGTTATTAGATTGGAAAACTAATGTATCGCCAAAGATAGCGATTATTTCTAATTTGGATCGATTATAATATTGATTCGCAATGCGCTCTAAATTACTTAATTTAATATTTACCAAATCTTTAGTATTATTAAATTTCTCGACAGTTAATTCATAAACAGTCCTGTATAATATTAATAAATCATTATATAAAACATATAATTCATTATTGAATTCATTCACATTTAGCTTAGAACCTTCTTGAATATAACGATGTTTAAATAATGCTAATTGTGTATCATATTCTTCTAAAGCAGATTCTAAAGCACTATCACTAATGTACTCGCCAGATTTTAATGCTTGATCGATTAATCGTTGGCGATAATACTCTAATTTATAGATCTGATCTTTATACATTAGATACCTGCTTTCCTAAACATAATTTTAAATTAGCGATATACGGAGAATAATCGTAAGCCACAGGGACCATCATAGCAATCTGAAGAGTCGTAATTGGCTCATCGATATACTCAACATATTTTTCTTTAATAGGATTTTTAGAATACTTAACTAACTTAATTCCTTTTTTGTCGCTGTTAACAGGAACAACGTTATGTGCGACACCGTTAACGATTAGTTGATATTGAACATCCTGACGTAAAGCATCTTGTATAAAATCCGGAATATATTCATTACAGAATACACCGGCACATACCGCCTTACCAGAAGTTATAATATTTTGAGTCGTACCGGAACCATCTTTAAAAGAATTTCGTCGAGCTTGCATCGCATCGATCTTAATAAATTTACGATATACACCATCTTTTATTTGATCGTTAATCTTTATCTTTTTAGAATCGACAGCATTGCTATACATCGTAATTCTTAATAATTGCGTAACTGGGAATACTAATGCACCACTACCATAGATATACGTAAAATCAGAATAGCTATGATCTTGTTTATTCGGTTGAATATCGCCATTAAATACGGTACGCCATTCTATGTTATTATCGGAAACCTCTATTTTGGTAATGTGTGTAGTTGCATCATCGTCGAACACAAGTTCGTTAAAGCCATCTTCAGATTGAGACTCTAACGTAATTTGAACGGTAGCCGGTATATCGTCTATGTTGATTAGATCACTTTTGTTAACCGCATCATAGCTAAATAATCGGCTGTATTCCCAAGCACTATTTCTAACGCCGTCAAATACGTTTTGCGTATTAGATGTATCAAATAGTTCTTTTTGTAACACATCGTATTGATCCGATATTACATATTCATTACCAGAATAACCGTTGCCGTTAATATTTACGATTTTAATCGGGATATCTTTTTCGTAAGTCTTACTAGAAGTAATACAATTTCTATATTGATATAAATTAGATTTAATAGAAAAATGCCCAGACGTAATCGGAATAATAGAATTAAAGTCAGAGATATTACCGCATATCATATTAATATCTTTTACGCGTTCATCTTCGGCATCTATTTTTTCTTGAATAGAAGCAATCTTTAAATCAACATCGGACAATAAGTTTTCGATATCGTATGCAGAATCGATACAATTAAAACTTAAATTCATAATATCGAAAATAGATTCTAGTGTATTCTGATGTACTTCGGTATATTTAGGCTCATCTTCTTCGCTAAGATAATTAGGTTTAAATAAAGGAGTCTTGGAATCTTGTAAACTTTTTTCTTTAAACTTATCCATGAGCCCTTCATCGGCTAATGCTTGAAGGTACGCATTTTTAACAGTCGTATTTTTTAAATCTTCCAATTTAATTTTCCTCCATGAGCATTAACGATAATATTATCTATCTTAACCGGATTCTTTCCGAAATAAATTCTTTTAATTAGTTTTACGGCAATACGATTATCGATCGGCTTAATTCTTTTAGCGTCGAATGGCACATAGCTAATAACCAATTCCTTGGATTTTTCTTTAAGAATATTATTTAAAGAATTAATGCCGGCGAGATACTCGTCATAATTAGCATACGTATTATATAACACTAAACCATCTTTTGTTTTTTCATGAATCGTAATCTGATAATTCTTATTAATTTTAAATCGAGTTTCGAGATTATAGAATAACTTTTCATATAATACTTGAGTTTGATTATACGGAAGAATAGGAACTTCTTTATTATTATCTAACAAATAGAATTCTAAAGAATATTGTTCATCTTTAGTTTGCTCTTTTAACGACGTTATAAGTGTTATATAATCACAATTCTCTATCGTAATAAATTTAGAAATAATCCCGCTCACGCTAGTCGCATTATTATAAGAAAATTTAATATTATTTATACCAAAATCATAAGAAACGACAGTAGAATCTAATTGAATATTTTTAATTTCGTCACGTCGAGGAATTGGTCGAGCAGTCGTACTAATCGTATCTTTATCGTCGAGTACGATACCGATATCTTTAACGGTTAGAGATCGACTTATCTTTGTTTCTTCTGCCATTAGCTTCACCTATATATTTCGTGACATCATTTTCGTAATAAATTTTAGCCATACGCTCTTCTTCTGTCTTTTCACTACCTTTATCAAAGTAGGCAATTCCAGCATAAGCGTTGTCCATAAATCCTTTAGATTTTGCATATAATACCTTCTTTTGCTTAACTTCAGGATTGCTAGAATTCAAAGTAATAACAATTAAAGATATTTCTTGCGGATCAAAATAAGAGTTAAAAGAATATTGATTAATACTGTTATTAATCGTAAATAAGCCAGTGCAATTTACTAAATCACAAGATATATAATTTAACATAATTGGCTCGCTTAATTTAATCATAAATGTAGCAGTCTTTTTATTTAACTCTGTAATCATATTACGTTCAAAAGATATAACTGCAGATCCATGATCTTTATCTATATTAACAGAATAAGCTTTTGTCGAAGAGATATTTTTAAATAAATCTATTTTGCCTTCTTGTTGAATGACATAATCGACTTGAGATATCTGAGTGCCATCTCGGTCATAAACAACTTTTGTATCGTCGAAATCTGGAGAATAAGAAATAAAATTTTTATTTTGATATAAAGAATAATTATTTTCTAACGCAATTAATTTATCGCTCAGTTCTTTATATTTCTTATCGACAATATCGTTAACATACGTAACCATATATTGATTACAATCTTCTAGCGACCGTATCATTCCAGTTAAATCGTTAAGAGATTTTTCGATATCGGCATAATAGTTATTATATTCTTCAGAATCCATAATTTTAGAAATATCGTATGCTGGAATAGTAATCCCTTGTTTGATCACATTAAGTTGTTCTAAAAAATCTTTATGATCGGTAATCATAGTCAATCCTTTAAAATAAAAAAGCCGAGAGCTTTCGCCCCCGGCTATAACAGTTCGTTATTCGAAATCAGAAGCAAAGCTTACTGTAATTTCTTTTAGGGAACCCATTTGTTCTTGTTTCGTGATAGAGCTATCACTTAATTCAGGATTTTCCCAATATACTTGAACTTCGAAATCGTTATAATCTACGACTTCTTGTCCTTCTTCATATAAAGGTGTTTCAAAGATCAAACGATCGCTAACGCCGTCCATATAAGAATGAACGTCTTTAACGACTTCAGTAAGCGGAACAATGAATCGTTTAAACTGACCTTTAGTAATGATACCGTCTTTGAATTTATATTCACGTGCTTTAATAGCTACGACATAGCCGACACGATAAACAGGATCATTATCGTTAACCAATACTGGACTAATTGTCGTCATAGATTCCGTATTGAAACCTTTTACCTTTGTAATGTTTTCACCGATGATAACATCGACCGGCATAGAAATATCGGAAGGATCACCACGACGCAATTCCATTGGTTTATTAATTTCAGTTTTTAAACCTAATTCATGTACTGAATTAATTGTACCATTTTTTGGACTTCTTTTCAAGGTAATTGCTTCAGTCGTAAACAAAGATGGAGAACTTAAAGTACTAGCTTCATATAAGCCTTCGCGTTTAATTCTCAATTCAACACGAGCTTTAGAAGCACGTTGCAATCTGCGATTGTAGATATGTGCAGAATATAAACCTTCGTTTACAGGACTAGGTTGATTAGTTAATTTTTGTTGGGTTTTAAATTGGAAATAAAGATCACGTTTTTTAGTTTCATCTGTTTCTGTTAATGCGTGAGCTACAGCAACATCGGATTTGCGTTCATAATCATAGAAGATATTATTTAATTGAAGATCACTCTTGTTATGATTAATTAATTCAATTTCATAATAATTATCTGTATTAACTTCCATGAATTCTATGATTAAACAGTAACGTGTAGGATCTTGGTAGTAATTATCCGGGATAATAGGATATTTACCGTCTTGTTGGAAACTAAATTTTACGTACTGACGTTCAACAGTCGCACTGACTGCTTTAGGTTGAGTCTTAGCAAAGAATTTAAACTTATCGTCTTTATTAGCTTGAGAAGACTTATAAGCAGCTTCAGCTTGTTGACCGTTTTTAAATAAATCGACATCTCGTGCGTCGATTAAATAACAGTTAACAGGACCTGGATTACCATAAGCTTTTAAACAAAGTTCGACAGTTTTTAAATAACCAGTTTTACCTTCGCTAAATTTTAAAGTAGTCGCATAACCAAAGCCTGGTTTCATCATCTTAACGAATTCACGACTTGTATCGTCAGTTTCGCCAGATGCATATTCTTCATCGCCCATTACTGTTTCTAAAGGACGAGCAAATAAGAAATCGCCATTATAAATAGCGCCATAAGATTTATATACTTGATAATATTCTGCATTTTGAAGAATAACGTTATTTGCAATATTGCGATCTAACGTTAATTTAAAATTAGCTTTATCGACAGCAGCTACTTGACGAATACATTCTAACCCAGTATTGCTGTTTACGATAGCAATAAAATCATATTGAGAGAATTGATCCATATCAGTATTCGCTGGGAACACTAACGATTTTCTATCGGTTTGAACTGTATTTTTAGTATTTGCTAATTCTTTATTTAAATGAACTTGATTAAAATCATGGAAGCAATCATAGTATCCATCATAATAACCGATATCTTTTACGTAACCATTTTTAGCTAATTGACCACGAAGTTGATATAATTCGTCACGCAATGCTAAAATATCGCTACCAAATTTAGATTTAATATTTTCAGTTCTTTTATTTAAACTATTACCTGTCGTAGTAGTCATATAATCGGCAGCTAATTTACCGCCGAGTTTTAATGCATTAGGAACTGTTTCACGATCACCGTCGATACTTACAGCGATGTGGTCGGCAGCAATGCCGCCGACCTTATCTACATCTTCTGCTTTAGTATCACTATGATCCCTACGATATACCAAATTACCTTTTGCGATGACTGTTTCGGTAACAGCATCCATATCGATTTGGTTTATTGTAACTTTAGTAAAGTCTTGTGCCATTAAAGTCTCCTGCGTTATACGCGATAATCATAAGTGATATAATGTTTTATACTTGTTGTATATTCTGATTTTCCAGTACGCTTTTTCCACGCTTCCATCTTTTCAGGATTTTCATATAAATCGATATACAATGGATCATTAGCTAACAGCGCAGCGACTTTTCTATCAGTAAACGTAATACAGCTTTTATATTTATTTAAAACATATCCATTTACTATATTACGACTCAAACCAGTAAATAGACCATTTATATAGAATAAAACTTCATCCTTGGATTCGAGAACTTGAGGATCGATTTTGTAATCGTTAATCGGAAATTCTGGAACACGATTATATCGCATTTTAAATGTTTCTTCTTTACGTTTATAATCTTGACGAATTTCGATCGTAATTCTATCTGGTTGATGATGATGTACAGTATAAGAAGTATCTGTTTCTTTCTTATAGAAAGATTCGTTAGGATAATTACTTGCTGTTGTGCCGATATAAGGACGATCGGAATTGATAATTTGAATTGTTTTATTCCCGATTAAAGTCCAGTCTTCTTTCGGTAAACGAACACCGTTACGATATACGACTAATCGACCTGGGTATAAATATAATTCTGTTTGCGCCGGAATTTCGTATACGTTAGTACCAATAGAATTAGTATTATCTAACGTAATAACGTCCATTACTTTAGAAGCACCAGTTTCTAATTGTTCGATCGTATAATGAATTTTTTCTCCGGCTTTAATATCGTTAGCAGGGCCTAAGAATTTAATAGATGCGCCGTCTTCATTTTCAACATAATCAATATCGAGAATTTGACGAACACCGTTTCTAAATACTGTTAATGCATTTACACGAGGAGAATATTTATCGTATTGCATATAGAAAGATCGGTTAGTAGGGTCAGTAGAATCCATAATAAAATCGCCAATCTTAATTGCGTTTTCGCTATCGCCAGCAAACTTATAAGCAAAGATATCGATACTATCTTCCGGCAAAACAGGAACATTCATCTTAACTGCCGACACAGTATTTTCATAAGATGTACAGATAGTTTTAATATCCTTAAGTTCTTTATCGTTAGCAAGTCTCCAGATCTTTTTATAATCATCGTAAATTTGAACGGTTGCAGCATCGGTTAAATCGTCAGGCATAAATAATACGACTTCGCCATCGGCCGTACTTTGTTCACGTTCTTTAGGAGATACCGGAGAAATTAATGGTTGTTGATTACATAATAGTTTGCCGTTATGATACACTAAACTGTCGCTTAATGCTCCAGTAAAATATGTATCCATAGCACTAGCGCCATCGAATAATCGATCATCAGGATCTCGTAATAATAAGTATTGTTGACCTGGGAATAAACCATCTTTAAGTGTTAAATAATGATAATCTTTATTCCATTCAATATTCTTAGGATTAATTAACATACCGTCTAAGAATAAAATAATTTCATCGGTATTCGTAATAACACGAGGATCGTAATAAATTACGTTTTGTCCGCTATGACCGATTTGACCTTGTTGAACGATAAGGGAATGTTCACCATTATTATACAAGGCTGTCGCATCGATATTTGGTGTGCCGGTTTCAGTCGCTAATGTACGGTTAGTGCCAGCAACAATATTATTATCGAAGTTTACAGTACCGGCAGCATAAGCATTTTCTTCGCCAGGGATATATGCTTCGATGACTGTCCACGGCATATTTACTTTAGCACGAGGAACGAAGATTTTATCGTCGCGGAAAATTAAGCCACCGAATAACGGATGAATTAATTCACCGGCTACGAAGACTAACGGAGATTTAAATTTCTTGTGTAAGTAGATAACACCTTGATTATCCAAGTTTGTTTCTACGATATAGCCAGAGTCTTTAATATAATTTTTAAAGACATGTACTTCGTCTTCTTTATAAATCTTATCTTCTAATTTTACTAACTGATTTTTAACGTCGACATCGTAAAATTGTTCTTCGAGCATTAAGCCGTCGAAGAATAGATTAATAGATTCTGGAAGATCAGGGATATGGAAGCCTTCAAATAAATTACCGTTATTTAACTTCTTTAAAGAACCGGTATAATTAATCCAGTTAAAATCATAAGTAACGGCTAAGATATAATCATAATTTTGAACAGTACGATAATTCAAAGAAATTTTCTTATGTAAGATAACATAATCACCGAAGCGATTATCGGGATCATCTTTCATAGTAATATCTCGACGCATTGTTCTATTTTCAACAGTTACTTTATCTGGTTTATTATAATTAATTTCAGGATTTAATTGTGCATTGATTTTATCGACACCAGGAATACCAGAGGTATTATCTAAAGCTCTTGCTGTACTATGCGTTAATCCTGTTTCTACTTTTTCGTAATATGGATATAAATGATCGCCTTTATTTTCGCCAGCTCTAAAACCATAGAATTCAGTATTATTAGGATTAATATCGATAATAGCATTTGTATTACTATCGTCTTTATTAATTTTAAATAAACGTTTAGTAATGTTAGATAATTTTTGTGCGTTAATATGTAATGCACTCAAATTCTTCTTCTGAGCTTTTACAGTCGGATATTGGAAACAAACAGTATTTACTTTTTCATAATCATTAAGTAAACTGTTCTCCATAAAGATTCTATCATGATTAACGTTAGGAATAACGTACTGTGTTCTATGATTAGGATCGACTAATTTATCGTGAGTCGGAGCCGTAAACGGATCTTCCCATTCAAAGTCAAACGTATCGACTTCTTCGACAGCATTCTTTTTAGAACGTTGATAACCAGTCTTTAATTCATTTTCATAACGCTTAGAATCGCCATCTTGTAAGCTCGGTACAGTTACATGTCCAACAGAAAGTAATGGACTAACGAGAGCAAAATCAGCGAATGCTGCTTCATTAAATTGTGCATCGTCAGCCGGAATCGATTTAATCGGTTTCCATTCTCGACCATCGAAATACAACATAATGCCGTTATAAATCCATAACTGACCTTTAACAGGATTTACCGGAGTCGTTTCTTCGGTCAAATGTTCGATAATTTGGAATTTATTATCGAATACATTAACCCATTGTTTCTTGACGCCGTCATAATATTTTAATTCATTTGTTCTATCTTTACGCCAGAGAGAACCATGAATATTGTTGTCAGGAACTGCACTAGCTCCGACAATTTTTTCTTGCTCGGTGATATCTGGGTTAATATCTTTGACAGCAGTAAAGATATCATACAGCTCTTGATTTAAGAGTTGTTCAGATCCACGACCTTGTTTAAATGTTCGATTTTTCTTCATTGACTATCCCTTAACCCATATTCTTTGGAGCATAAATCATATATTGAAATTCGATATTGGCAGCACCGGTATTTCCAACATAAATAAAATTAGAATCTTTTTTAACCCATATATCGCCAGCTTTCGCCGCACTATGTAATGGTTTAATCGATACAAAATCAGGAGTAATCCCGACGTTTCTGTCGTCATGTAAATTATGCGGAATTCTAACTTCGTTAGATTTACCTAAAAATGTAGCTTGGCCTACTTTATATAAAATAGTATTGCCGCCAAATAATCTATATTTATTTTTATATTTTAAATAAAAGCGTTTCTCGCCATTATGGAAATAAGCATCGTTATTATTATCGATATCGAAGTGATTATCGGTCGTAACAAATTTACTTATCTTATTATTATATTTATCTTTACTAGCTTTAGATACAAATCGATGAAGATTATTTGTTTTAATCGCTGTCGCGAGTATTTTAATCTTTTTAATTTCTTCGATACTGGCAAGTTTATCGAATAAGCCCAAGTTCTTAATTGCTTGGGCTTTATCGGCTAAATCATTTAAATTATAAAATATCGAAACGTATGTGGAAAATGCTAAATCTTTTATTTCGTCTTTTAATTTAATTGACCATTTCATCGATTAACACTTCCTAACGGATATACAATCATACATTGGAATGCACCAGTAAAAGAACCAGTATTGTAAATATTAATAAGCTCAGACGTGTAAGACACGGATACTTCACCAAGATCGCCGCCAGTATATTCGACACATTGAACGTCGACGAATATAGGAGAAATTAATGTACCATCTTCTCGTGTTTTAGTGTTACGAATAATAGTCGGTTGAGAATTGCCGGAGAAAAATCCGTTAACGATTTTAATGTTATCTAACGCTGACGCGCCGCCAATAAGAACGTTTTTATTATTTAAACCGATGTAAAATTTTTCGTTTACTTCATCGTAACCAATTTGATTTTCTTCCAAGTTTGTTTTAATTTCGACTGGTTTATTTAATTTATTATTCCAGTTATTCTTATCGCTATCACTAACGAACTGATGATCGGCATCAGTTTGAATATTTTCCGGAGTAAATACATCTGGTAAAAATCCAGATTGTAAAGCTTCTTTAGAAATAAATTTATCGTATAAGCCAAGATTTGTAATAGCCGCATCTTTATCTTTTACATCAGATAAGTTTTTATTTCTATCGAGAATTTCATCAGAAGATATCGGTACCCACTTTTTAAGTTTGTCGACATAAACACTAACTTTCATTTCGACCTCCTTAAACCACGGCAGGACCGGCTACACGAATAATGCGACACATTTGAGGTAAACCTTCTTTACCGGTAAACGTATATGTTTCAGGTAGCATAATAGTATGAATATTATCGCATGCAACAAATGCACCATCTCGAATAGTTTTTACGGATGGCAAGAACACTGTATTCAAATTAGTACAGTTTTTAAATGCAGAAGCATTAACGTTAGTAACAGCCGGAAACTCTAAATGCATAATTGTTTCACAGTCGTGAACAGCATTAGAAGCAATACCGATATATGCTGTCGTTGCTTTCGCAGCGTTTTCAGTATAGCTAGCAGAAATAGTGTCGGCTTGAACGATAGTCGTAGAACCGGTTACGCTAAGAGTTTCGATAGCATCGTCAGACGTAATGTCGTCGACTAAAGTACTACCAAGACCAGACATATAAGATAACGTTTTAATAACGTCGACTGCATCAAGATCTTTTAAAGATTTTGCATAGTTATTGTTAGTTGCCATAGAAGCAAACTGAGAGTTAACATTATTTAACTGTGCATTATTTGATGCTACAGAAACAGCGATATCTTTTAGGCCTTTATATAAAGCGAATAAAGATTGAATAACAGTTGCTTTATTGTTAGTATTAACATTATCTAATAAGTTTTGAATATAGTCTTGATATTCAGTATTGTTAAGTAATGCATAATCGCCAACATAAGTCGTTTTTAATGTATCGACAAAACCGGCAGCTAGTGCTTGATTAACGAGTGTGTTAATACGAGCATTAATATTAGCGTTTAATTGATCGATCGTATTAAGCTTAGCTTGAATACTGGTATCGAGATCAGACATATTAATATCGTTATCTAAACGACGATATTCAGATAAGTCGTTTCTAACGACTACATTATCTAACTTATTATAATTAGACTGAAGAGAAATAATTGCTGGACGCAATGTATCGTTAACATCATTTACGGTGATCTTTTGATCTTGTAAACGATAACGAGCATCGGCAAAATCTCTCGTAATAGCAGTATTAGGTAAATCACTAATGATACGTTTTAACTGTTCGATATCATTAGCGACGAAATTAAGACCGGCAAATGTTGTATTTAAAGCATTTACTTTATCTATAATATTACGAATTTGAGTTTGGAATTCTTCACTCAAATCTGTTAATTGAAGTTTTTCAGTTTTAGCACGATATTTATTATCGGCATCAGAGATATTTAATTTAGTTAATAATGCATCTGCGAAATCTTGCATATCATCGATAAGAGATTGCATTTCGGAATTAAGCATTTCTTTCGTTAACTTATCGGAAGTTTTATTAAACCATCCAGTTTTCGTAGCAGAGTTTTTCTCGAGAGAAATTACTCGATTACGAATCTCGGAGTCATCATAAGAGATGACTCCTTGAGATGCGTTTCCGATATTCGTTAACAATGTTTTTAATGAAGCGTCCAATTGATCCATATGGACTTGAGTTAAATTGCTGACTTGATTAATCTTGTCTTGAAGATCTTTAGACAGCATAAATTCTTCTATTTTTTTAGCCATTGATTAACCTCTAGTACTAGAAATAATATATTATCGTTGTTATATTACGGGTTTTCTTCCGTATCAACTACTTTTTTATCGTTTAAAACAACGGCCATAGATTTATCAAATAATTGCTTTTCTGGCATATCTTTATTAATGAAAATATTATAACCAGGCTGAGTCATTTTATATATATCGTAATATTGAACATCGACCCAACAACCAGGGATTAAAACATCGAGATCGATACCGATTCTTCGACTCGTTAACTCTTGTAATTTATAATTCTTATCGTTACATTCTATCGTATTATTAATCGTAGCCGAGATTAAATTCTTATTTTGGATATAAGATCCTTTATCGAGTTCAAATACAGCAAACCAATCCTTTTGGTAACGATAAATAAATTTATGCCGACGTTCATTTCTATGATTTATATAAGTAATCGTATCATTTTCTTTATCGATATCGATAACCAAAAATGGCTCTTTTATAATACGATTGCCGTGAATAATTAAATTAGAATCTTTATTTAACACTTCTTCGACTGGAGTCCAATCGGTTTTACCTTCTAATTTAATTTTTACTTTACCGTTTTCTTCATCGATTAAAAGAGATCCATTGGGTAATAGGTCCCATTTATAATCGCTATCACTATAAACAAAAGTAGCTCGGCCATTACTTATTAATCGAGAAGTTATTTTTTTACTTTGTTTAATTGGCATTTATCTAACTCCTATAAATGATATAAGTAACTGCTCGGGAATTCTAATACTTGATCGATATAAGAATAAGCCGATAATTTAAACATAACGTCAGATTTAGTTTCCCATGGATTATTAGGATCAGTACCAATATAATCTAAAATCTGATCATATACCGGCACCAAATAAGTATATGTATTTCCGACCTGTTTAATTAAACGAACACGTCCTTGAGTTCTTGTATTATAAATCTTAGGAATAATTTGAACACTAGGAACACTATTAGGAACGATTAAGTTTAATTTCTGATACTTAACGCCGGCAATTACTTTTATTGGATCACTGCTTAATTCAAGCCGTGCTCTAATTTCTTTTGTTCGCTTAGGTTGAATACTCGTCGTAACAACAGTTGATACGGCATTTTCTCTTGTATCACTAGCCATAAAAGATACATATTGCATATTATTAGATAATGTTACATTATACTGATAATCATAATATGTTTTACCGTCTTCTTCACCGTTGTTCGACGTAATGTATCTTAAATTTTCTGGATTGTTAGAAGCTGTAATCAAAGTAAGTTCTTTATTATAAGTAGTACGAACAAATAATTTAGCTACTTGATTATAAGTATCAGGAACCATATATTCTTTAGAAACAATTCTAATTGGAATTTCGACAGGGTCTTTTGCTTCGATTAGGATTCGTTCTAAGCTGAAAGATAGCTTACCCTGCTTGTGTGCCGTAATGTCGACATAATAAGATTTGTTCTTGCGGTCGAAACTAACATCATATGCATTATTTAAATCGTCCGGTATAAATCTAACATTAGAAGTATCGGCAGTACTATATACAGTAAATTTTAAATCGGGTTCGCCAACTAAATGTAAATTTATTTTATCTTTTGTTAACGATAAATTCTGTAAAGCAATATTTACTTTGGAAGTAGAATGAATATCGCGAGTCACTTCATTGGTTAAATAATCATTATTCTCTCCGACAATTCTTAACGTATAAATTTCGTTATATGCCAACGGAACTTTAATCGTTGTCCAAGATCGATTACTTGTTTTCGTCGCAGCTAAATTCTCGCCTTTATAAATTTTAAAAGTGCTATTATTAATAGATTTTAAAAGGATAGAAAGCTGCATACTATTATAATCGTATCGGATATACGGAGTAATAGGAAGCTTTTGCTTCATGTGTTCACTACGCTTACTATTAATCCAAAAATCACCAGGCTCAGGATTTACTGGTTCATTTTCTTGATTATAGAATCGAGGAACAGGATTTCCGACATGATATCGTTCAATATAATATACATCGATTTCACAACCTTGTTCTAATTGTGTAGAATTAAGAACAAAATGTGTGCTATCGAGTTCTTTAAGAGTTTTAGTGGCCGGAGAACATTCTATTGCATTGTTAATTAATGCTTTAATATGATGATTACCCGGAATATATTCACCTTTATCTAACTCAAATACAAAGTTGTCTTGTCGAGTTAATTTAGATTCTTTATATACACCATTAATAGAATAATAAAGTTTACCTTCGATACGATCATAATCGATAAATATAATTTTCTCACAAACCATCCTAGAAGATTCTTCTACGATTAATGATTCACTAGCTGGTAGCTTAAGAGCTACCCAGCTAGGACCATATTTAGAGAATGGATCTTTTGGATCTTGATTATCGACATTATATTTTAATTTAATGCCGATGTTATTATCTTTTGGATCGACAACTATCGTACCGAATTTTGCGGAGTTCCAATCATATGTTTCATAGTCATGATATATAATAGGAAGACCTATCGTTTTTTCAAAATAATCATTAAGCTTAGACATATTTAATTTTAACTCCTAAAACTGTTTCTTCGTAATTTCTACGAGCTCTTCCTTTAACGATAATTTCTTCAAGAGCTGGCCATCTCATTTTTTCAATAGTTCGTTTATCACTAATCCAATCACCATTTTTATCATTTAAATAATGAGAACCTCCGACAGCATTATTAATATCTTTTGAAGGTTTATAATAACTATCTTCTAATGTTATTGTCAATTTCTTTATTTTTATATCAGATAAGTTTATCGACTTATCAAATAAATAATATCGATAATTTGGAACAGGTATTTCTAATTCTAGATTATTTATAACATTTTCAGATTCTTCTTTAGTAAAATATGAATTATAATAACCATTAGATTTACCAAGAAAATCTTCAATAAAATAACTTGTAGGTTTAATGGAATCATAATCATCATTTATCGGGAAGAATTTAAAATTATCTTTTTTCGCAAAGAAAGACATTTTTGGATTACCGATATTTAAATGATTTTTATCGACAGTATATCCATATTTTTCACAATAAAAATATTGTAAATTTGGAGCAATAACAATATAATTATCGTTATTGTTTTTCATTGAATCTACGTTAAAAATCTTATCTTTAAATTCTAATATCTCTAAAGAATTTGATTTTATGTTAATCTTATTAAATTTTTGATAAAAGAATGATGCAGAAATAAGTAAATTACTATTAATATTTAATTCTTTAATATTCTTATTGTCACGGAAAGTTATGTATGGGATGTTAATGAATCGATTTATTATCTTATCGATTTCTTGTTGACTTATATTTGAGTCAGCAAATACAGCATCACCTAACATGATACCTTGATCATCTGATGGATTTGTTAGACCAAGGAAACTTTTATCTAAATTAATTTGGCTACCCAAATGATCGATATTTATTTTTCTATTTTTATAAACGAAAGATAAACCATCAGAAGAACCATAAAAAGAAGCATATCTAAAAGTATCTATATAATTTAAATTAACATCTACTTTTAAAAGTCGTGCCCCTCTAAAGAATTCTGCAGGAACAATATTAGTTGAACATAAAATAAAGTCTAAATTATCTATTGTTTTTAAATTAGAACAATCCGTAAATGGCGCAACAGCAGTATTCCTATATGTATTTAGCATATCTATATTTGCTAAATATGCACTAGGAAAAGTTATTTTTTTAACGCCTGAAGAATCAAAATCATGCGCATACAAATAATAATTTGTAAAATAAGATAAGTCTATTTCTTTTAACTTCTTTGTGAATCTAAAATGTCCAAAAAGATCATATCTGCCAATACCATTATTAACAATCTTATTTTTATTTAAATCATGCTTCGTAAAATAAAAATCATAATTTATAGTTAGCCCTAAATAAGTATCGTTATGTTTGTTATCATATCTTATAGGGTTATAGTTTTCATCGACAAATGTTACGCTATTACAATTATATTCAATAGCTTCAACAGCAGAATAATTAAAGAATATATCAGATATCCCAATATCTTTAGTTGAAGTTAAGAAAACTTTAAATGGGTCTGAAAGATAATTTGGTAACGGACAAATTTGTTTGACAATATCTAAATCTTCTTTTCTTGGATTTTTTACTGCAGTAAGCCCACTAGTATTACCTAAAAATGGATTATATTTTCTATTCCCGAATTCAAATGTATTTGAAGTACCAAGATTAAATGCTGTTATACCAAAATTAATTGGATATCGGAAGGCATTATCTCCAATATTACGTAATCTACTATAATCAAAGAAAATTGAAGAATAATAAGAGTTACAAAGAGCGTTTTCTTCAATAGAGTTTAATTGATCTGTATAGATAAGATTATTATAAAACCAAATATTTTTATTGGAATTAAAATTACTTTGGATGCTCTTTAGCTTACAAAATAAAAGTTGATTTTTAGAAGAGATTGGATATATTTCAGGATAGAATAAATGAATTTCTTTAGGATAATATTCTTTGAATATTTTTTTTATTTTTTCTTTCCAGTCTAAAGAATTTATCTTATTTCCAATAATAATATTGTCAATATTATTTTGTTCGATATCTAAAACAATTGTATCGTCAACAGGATAATATTCTTCAAAATCTCCAGTAGAAATAACAGAATAAGAAGCATTTAAATAAGAGAACATTTGTGGATACAACAATAAGTCATGCTTAAAAATAAGAACTGGAGCATTCCCATTGTCGTCGAATATTTTATTTCCATAATAGATATAATTATTCCATGTTTCATGAACATCGACAATATGTTTTGGCAGTTCTAAATTATATTTAGCTCTAACCTTAGAAATAAATTCATCACTTTTTTGTTCTGATTCTCTTCTATCTTCTTCTGTATTGTTACTAATATATTTTGTAGACTTATAAGCAGCAACTGTTATTTGCAAAAGTAAATTAGGATGAATATACTTTATATGATCATTAACTTGTTTATATGTAAATAATTCATTTAAAAGTATTCTCTGACTATTAGATTTATTAGAAGCACTATTTACATATGAGTGCTTAACTATAATCGATCTAATTTTATTTTGAATATCTTGATAATCATTAGACTCTGTAGAATATTCACTAAATTTATCTATATTTTTCCAATGTAAAATAGTCGTCGGAACATTAATATCATTAGTCGCTTTATTGTTAATTTTAATATTAATATTTCTATTTTCCATTAAATCATAGAAATTATCAACTTTAAAAATAAAGTAATAAGATCCATTATCGCCTTCATATGCGTTAGATAAATAATCATTAATCTTAGGCAAAATAGTTAATGTTTCTTCATTAGATAAATCGTCTTTACCATAGAATTCTAAATAAGAAGTTTTAGAGCCGTTAATTTTGTCTAAAAGATTTGACCCAAGATATTGAATAGGCTTAGCATTTGTTCCGCCATATGACAACGTTAAGTTATTTTGAATCTCTGGATAAGTATCGATAGTTAAATGTTCTCTATCTAAATCATCAGTAGTCTTATATAATTTAAGTTCTAATACTTGATAAGCATCAGAATTATACATATCAGCATATGGATTAATTACATAAGTATTTAATAACTCGATTTGATGATCTGGTAAATGCGCGCCAACTACTGTTCTCGTCACTTCTTGATCGTTATACAAAAGATGAGTACAAACAAATCTTACAGTATAATCGCTATTCTTCTGTCTAAAAGAATAATAACGGCCAGCAAAATAACGCATTGTTTCATCTGATGTCGTAACAATACTATCTGTATTATCTTTAGTTTTAATTATATTATTATTCGCATCATATGCCGTAATAGTCGATCCTTTTGTATAATCAAAGGATACGTCCCAAATTCGATTATTAAACGTTATATTATTTACGTTAAAAGGAATTTTTGCATTTACTTTTTTATATCCGTTAACAGTAACTGTTTTAGATTCAGGTACTTTATTAGTTTTTACAGACTCGACTGTAAATGTTTTTACTTCTGGATAATAGAAGAATGGAATTCTATAAAGTGTTTCTTCAACAGATAAATTAGAAGGCTGTCTTGTGTGAATAATGGCACCGGAACTATCTTTAATTACGATAGTAGAACCTGATTCTGCTTGAATCGATAATGCATTTGTTCCTTCGTAATCACCTGTTAGAAAATCTTTTCTGTCGACCACATAAACAGAAAGAGGCGTAGCTGGAGTATGAAGTAATATTTCAATATCTTTACTAACGGTATTATCTGCTTTGTCGTTAGAAACTGTTACCGTATATGTTTCAGCTTGTTGCGCCAAAGGAATATTTACTTTATATTTTCCGTTGTCACCAACAACAGCATCTCTAGCGATTACTCCACCGGCCATAGGACCAGCGCCCATAATCGTTATTTTTGACCCAGGCAAAGTTGTCACGACAACTTCTGTTCCCGAGGTCGTTGTGACATAACTAATGTCGGCCGTTAAAATTATTTTTCGGCGGTCAACAGTTAATACTTTTTCTTTACTTAACCCATTACTAGGATTACGAACTATAACAGTGATATCATACGGATCTTCTTCACGAGGTAAATTATATTGAACTCCCATACCAATATTCTGAGAAGCATATAATTTTTTACCGTCACGTTTAAATGTTACAATATTACCAATTTGAGTTTTTACAGAAGCTCTCCCAATTAAAGCATTAGGATATAACATTTCAGCATCTAATGTTAACTTATCTGTTTCAGTTTGAGTACCTTTAATTAATGCTTTACTATAGTTAGTTTGATAACCGAAGTAAGTCGAAAAAAGATTTAGATAATAATCGTGTACTTTACGCGGCACTTTAAATTTAGTAATGCTACGTTTAGTAACATCATTAAAGTATTCGTCACGACGATGTGTCGCAATTAATCTAGATTTTTTAGTCGTAAAAACTGTAACTTCGGCATGAGCTGGATCATCGGCTGGATAAGAAACTGTATAGCTCATCGGTGTAATAGCCAAGCCGTCTTCCGATACATTTTCTGCTGTATTAATCCAGATATCTTTATCTTCGAAGAACCAAGGGTATCTTTCTTGAATAAAAATAAACGGATATAATTCACTTAATCGTTCATAGTTAATATAACGAACTGTAACTGTCGAACCTAATCGAATATCGTCGGCATCAATTTGGAAATACTTCATATTAATTTCTTCGAGACTATCGTCCAAAGTATTACATCTTACAGTATCATTAATCAATACTTCTAATTGGTTTGTACCCGGAATATATAATCCAGAACCAACTTTAAATTGAGCTTTACCGTCGATTAACTTACCGATACGAGTAATTTCTTCTCGGTCATGATAATAGAATCGATTATGCTCTAATTCGAATTTAACAATCGTATAATATTCGACATTGATTACGGCATCTTTAACGAGCTTATCTGTACCATCTTTACGAATACCGACTGGCACCCAATCCGATTCACCAGTTAATTTAATACTAAGATTACCTGTTTTGTCATTTACTAATAACGATCCATCAGGAATATCGGCCCAATAATAGTTATCTTTTTCGCTATCAGTAATAATAATAGCTGTATCTTTACTTATGCTGTATTCATTTAATTTTCGAATACCCCAAGTAGGTTTCATTATTTAAAGGCCTCCTTAATAATACACAATATCACAAGTTAATTCTTTGAGATCGTTAATTTTATACTTAAGATCTTTCGGTAACTCTATTACGATATTAAAATCGTAATAATTATGTTCACTATCTCCTTTATTCGGAGCGCCACTAAGAACGACTTCATTTGTTAAGTTAACAGTTAATGTATCACTTAAACGAGTTGTCGGTAACTCAGTAGAATCTGCATTTAAGATTTTAATATAATCTAACAATACAGAATCTTCAATATCGGTGAAATAAAAATTAACACCGAAGTTTTTTAGGTCTGGCTGCTTCTCGATACCCATATAATTATTATATAGACGAACCGGAATTACAGTACGAGAAGCCGAAGTAATAACTCCGGCTTTATAAGTACTATAGATATTAAATTCTTGCTCGTCGAGAACCATCCATGTCAATGTATTTTGCATGAATTACGCTCCAAAAGAAATAACCATAAATTTAAGTTTTCTTGTATTTCTAATTAGTCCAGCTGATAATTTAATCTTATTATTATCGACATAGACATAATCAGTACCATAGTTTAAGATCGTACTAATATTAGCGTTATCGATTTTATTAGTACCGACATATTGGTCTAACAATACAAACGATAATTGTTTATCGGTAACAGTATGTTGTAATGGATAAATCGTACTAGTTGGGTCGATCGTGATTTCATACTGTTGAATAGTTTTAAATAAACCATTCTTAACTTCGTCGTCCAACATAGACTTAGTAATCTTTTCACTACGCTTAATAAAGTTATCAGTATTAAGTGTCGAAGTTTTAAGATCTTGAATCGTTGTTTGCATTGCCGTAATTGTAGGATCGATAGAATCTGTAATACGACTATATTTATTGTCGACTGCCGTAATGAGATCTTTAGTTTCTTTAATACCGTTCTGAGCATTAGTAATAATAGATTCTAATTGTTCGTAAGACCAAGTATAATGAGAAATACGATAAATAATGCGGTCGCCATATTTTAAATTAACGTTATTATTAATAATAAATTTATTCGTTAATGTCGGATTAGGATTGTCTTCAGTCGGAACTGGGAGTACTTCACTAAAGTCGACCTCATCAGAAGACCCATTATGTAATTTTAATCCATTTAAGAATACTTCAATTTGCTGTTTACCGTACTCATAATATGTAGGTAACTTAATAACACGAGTATTGTTAGGATAAGAATCTTCGTTATAAATAATACGTTTTTCTTCGACGAATACGGCAGCACGTTGGAATACACCGGATTCCTTACCTTTTTTAATTGTATGGCGAACGTTAACTTGTACGACAGTCGGTTCGTTTAATGCATAGTTTAATTTAAAACCGACACCTTTTACGATATCGCTCATTTTATATTTCGCACTATCAGGTACGATTAAATGTTTGCCTTTAGCATCTTGTTCTTTAAGCATGACCATTTCGACGTACTGGTCTTTCATGATATATCCTTGATCGATATATACGTCTAAAGAATTAGATCTCGGAATGAAGAACATGTTAACATCGTCTTCATCGAATACGAATGTTTGCTTTTCGTTTTCTTCGTCTGTTAAATTTTCATCTGGAATAAACAATTTAGTTTCATGAAGATCCATCGTACTGTGTTCATTTACCGGAACCCATTGGTAATCTTCACCGTTAAATTGTCGCCAAATATATAAAATATTTGTATCGCTATCATACCATAAATCATTTGGCTCAGGATGTTCTGGTTGAATAAAGTAAATAAATTTACGTTGATTCTTAGAATATAATTTGCCGTAGAAATAAATATCGCCAAATTCATCGACATAAATAGCTCGAGTATTTCTGTTGTCATAGAAGAACTTAACAGAGATACCTGTTTCATCGACTATCCAATAAGCCCAGCCTAATACGATATCGCCAGCATCTTCAAAGTTTTGCATAGGTGGGAATGCAGGCGATGCCGAAAAAATACCGTAATGATATTTAGGATATAATTCAGGAGTTTTATCGTTGTACGTAATTGTATCGATATGAGATGATGCATAATGATATACGACACCGACTTTTCTACCAACGTTTGCTTCTGGATCTACGACATGAATAATCTGTTTATTAATAGAAGCAATCTGTAAACTTTCTTGAGTTTCTAAATCGTATACTCTAAATTCTTTTAAATCTGGAAGTTCGCCTTGAACTCCGGAGATATATGCTACCTGTTTTAATTGAGATGGAGCATATACCGGAAAACGTAATGTAATTTGTCCGCTAGCATCCAAAGTAAATTTCTCAAAATACTGAATAGCTTGTGGAGCACCTACGTTAATGGACGCAGCGTCAAGATTAATTCGATGGCCTTTTTTGTTGATTAATTCACCAGCTGCTACATCGATAATAAACTCATCGCCACGTCGACTGCATTCAAAACCGGACACAACGCCCCAGCCAGCAGACTGAAGACGTTCTGTGTCGATCCAATCTTGAATCATTTCAAAATTGTCGTTAATAGGTTTAGCTTTTACGCCTTTGGTAAAATCAACCTTTGTTAAATAATTTTGTGCCATTTATTAATCCTTAAATAATAATACTGCTGCTTCCGACGAAGAAATATGTTTGTCAATTTGTTCCTGTAATTGGTCTCTATGACTTTCATATTTTTTAGGTAATGTGATTACCATAGAAGTACCAATTCTATACGGTCTGCCAAGTATATTACCTGTATCGATATATTCGTAATTGTCGAATTTACTAGATCCGCCACCAATTATTCTTGTGTCGGTAGGTTCGATTTTTGTATCGAGTTTAATAATAATATCGGCAACTTTAATATCGTTAGATGGTTCATCGACCGGAAGAATATAAAATCTTTGGTCTTTTAATATGCCCGTATTCGTCATATATAAACTATAATTAGTTTTTATATTTGAGATATTAATAATCGTTTCTTCAGACTTAGCGATATTATATTTAGAACTATAATATTGACCGATAATTAGCTGAAGTTTTTCTTTATCATAATTATAACGTATAGAAGGTAACTGTTCAATGTTAAATAAAGAATAGTCGACATTATCGATAAATTTTAATTCTTGGTTTACGGTGTAGATTAAAGATTCATTATTATCTTTTTTAGGTTCGTCATCGATAACTTTCTTAAAATAGATATCACGGGAAGGTGTCGCATAATCGAAAATTACGTTTTCGTTTGTTGTTTCGACATAAACTAACTTATAATCGTGATTATCAAGCGAAGTTAAAGAAGAGATATCTTTATCTAAATTAATTTGAGGATGTTTCATATTTAATCGATTATTTAAACTATAGTAATAATCGATCAAATTATTAGAAATGAAAGTATTAATATAGCTGTCGGCTTTCTCTGGAATGCGATGGTAGCCAATGCTATAAGCGTAAACAATATTTTCAGCAAGAAATTGAATTAAACGAGGCTGAGTAAAGATTTCTTTACCGCACAATAAAATAGTTTTAAAATTCAACCGATCTTGCATAATGAGTATCGGAGTATGATTAATCGTTAATTTAATATAGTCATATGTAGCACGAGGGAATAACGACATTTCTAAATCGTGATTGAAGATGTCCCATGACGGTTCAATTACGTATTCAGATTGGTTAAATAAAACAGGTTTGGCTACGTCGAATATTTTAGGCTTGTTATAAAGAATCTTATTGCCGTAAGTAGAATTTACGATATAAATATTGCAATTATCTTTATAGCCGCCAACTTTCATAGCCTTTAAGAACTTATCTTCTCCGTTATAATATTTAATATCGGGATTATCGGTAACACTATTAAATTTAATATTGTTAGGAACAGTAATACCTTGTAACATAGACTTTACTTTTTCCATACCGGTAAAATCTATATTAATATCCCAGCTACGTCCAGAAGAAAACGGAATATTTCTTTGGAGAATATACTTATATCCGAATACTGTCGGGCGATAAGAAGCCTTTTTAGATGTATCTTTTATCGTAATAATACCGTCTTTATCTAAAAGGTAATCTTTTTGTTCTTTGGCCGGAACATAATTTTCTTTAAATAAAAGTAAATCTTTATCGATCTTTTGATATAAAGATATAGCTTCTTTTTTATTTAAACTTAATAAATCGTTATTAAATTTAATAACGGTATCAGCATAAACAGAATTATTAACCAAATAAGATAATGGCATATCCTGATCATCGAGCAATACAGTATTCGCTACTTTTTTCTTGTTTCTATAAATCTTCATACCGTTACCTCATAACAACATATTCATTTGGTATCATATTTAAATCTGTTATTCTATATTGATCGATCGCTTTAGTTTCTTTATTTTGATCGTAGATAATCTTAATGTCTTTTTTATTAGAAGATACTTTCACTTCGTAAAGATTAAAAGCTTCTTTCCCGATTAGTACATTATATTTTAAATCGTTAATGCAATAACTATCTGCTTTCAAGTATTCAATAATATAGTGTTTATAATTATTATTATGGAGAACGATTTCATTTCTTTTAAAATCGATATCGAATTGACTATTATCTAACACATCGTAGTTAGTAACGGCCATTTTTATATCGGTCGTTTCTTTTTCTTTTCGAACACGATAGAAATATTTTTCATCCACTTCGTCGTTTGTAGCATATACAATAATGTTATTGAATGTATCGAGAATCGGTTTCGCTAATTTTAATTCTTTTTTAGTATTAGAAAATACTTCACGATTCCAGTTCGTAAACCGATACATATATTCTTCTGCATGCGGATATACAATAATAATATATTTATATTGTTTTCTAATTTCGTTAGAAATGTTAATAGAATTATGTTTAATATCGACATCGGTATTATGATTAAAATCTAAATACACATATCCGACATCGGATAAAATAAATTTATCTAATGTTTTAGCCAAGGGATTCACTTCGGTAAATTCTTTAATACCGACTACTTGTATATCTTCTAATTCATACACGTTAAGTTTTTTAGATAAATTAATTGGTGTATATCGGTTAAACATTTCTATTTGAGTAGAAGGAATAATAATTTCTCGATATGAAGAACTTAAATCGAGCGGCTCATCATCTTTGTCTAAACATAGAATAGGAGACGTTACTTCATCGGTTACATAAGAAATAAATTCGCTTACATTAAGAATATCTTCGGTTTTATTTTCTTTATTAGTAATAAGCAACTTAGATACATAAGCATCGATATTATAGAACATATCTAGATATCGAGAAGAATATTTATTTAAATGAACGTATCCACCTGGATATGCGATAGTTAATGATTCACGATCGTATACGATTCTAACGTCTTCATTAAGAGGAAGTTCAGGCGTATATTCACGGCCATCATATTTAAAATAATAATATTTTAATTTATCGGCAATAGGTAATTTCTTAATATTAATAACGAGTTCGATTCTAGAAATATTATCTAAATCGAAATGTAAATAGCTTCCTTCTTGTTTAGAACCACTACCAGAAGATGGAACGTATTCGCTATTTTCATATTCCTGTAACGAAATATTTTTAACGGTACCGTTTCTTCCCGCGAAGCGAATAGAAATGTCGGCATCTTTTTCGAGAACTATTTTATTACCGTTTAACAATTCTTTTTTATTTATATCTGTACTGTCACTATTAGATTCAAAAACATAAGCGATAATATCGCCTTCGATATCGGCTTTTAAGAAGTACGTCCCTTTCTTAAGCGATATGAAATCAGTTTCTGTTTCCGCTTCATAAGTACAATTTTCAAATTGTATTGTATTATCATAATAATAGATCCGACCACCAACAGTACTGATAGAATTAGCAGCCCATCCAATAGGAAGACCAGTTGATATCTTGATAGATTTGATAGTATTTCCATACTGAGAATAAAATCCTATTTTATAGTTATCGATGTCGATTTTAAATTTTTCGATAAACACGACTTTTTCTTTTTTAGTCTTTAAATAAAAATTAACTTCGTTATTTATTTTTTCTAAAACTAAAATAGCATCATCGTTATTTATTAAATGCTTAAATTGTACGGTAGAATATTCTTGAATAGTTTGTGTACTTGCTCCAAGCAAGTCGACAACTTTATCGATAACAGAATATTCATTGTCGCCAAGTTTAAACATGTATTGTTTAGGAGATTTAAAAATGTCTTCGGCATCTTGAATTAACAAAATGCCGAATCCAGAATTAACATATTTCAATTGAAGTTCAATTCTACAATCTCCAGAATATAAATAATCGGCAGTTATAATATCTTGATCATAAAAATAACAACCATTATTTTTTGTTACACGAGCTTTATTAAAAAATATCATATAGCCGTTAATCCTATTCTGTTTAATTTAATAGTAGATTTATTATTTAATAACTCAATTTTAAATTGGAATGTATCGGTATCAGTAAACGATACAGGAGTTAATGTGCCAGATCGATATAAATCTTTCCAAGCCGTAAACTGATTATTCACACCTTGTTTACGTAACGATCTTACTTTAATGCTGACGTCGCCTTTAATGTCGGCATCGATTGTATCTAAATTATAAGTACCTTTTTCAGATACCATAAATAACCGAGAAATAAAATCGCCACCAGCAACAGGTAAAGACTCAATAGCCTGATCTTCTAATTCATCATAAATATTATATACGTCGATAGAACTAATAGAACTATTTGCGGGGATATCGATTTCGAATCTAATATACTGTACTAATTTATCGTTAGATAAAAGAACATAATCGCCGTCTTCTATAACGGCAATAGTAGCATATTTAGAATAATAGTTTTCAGAACCTAATACTCGAATCGTAAATTTATCTTCGCTAAGAGTATTAATTTTCGCAGCCATATATAATATATTTTTAAGATATTTATACCAATCTTCAGATTTAGCTTTATATTGATTATGAATTAAATCGAAGATTTCTGTCGTAACAGTTCCTGGCTCATTCAGCGTAATTAGTTTATTGCCGCGCAATAATACTTTATCTAACTGACAACGTTTCAAATCGGCTGTCGCTAATAACGTAGCGTCATAATCGATTGTCGTACCATATTGAATTACGTCGTTATCATCGACATCGATATTGTTATCGGTCGTATAGTTAAATGTATCGAAAATAATTTCGTTTGTAATACTGTTTTTCTTTTCAGTTAAATCCCAACTATACTTATCTATGTTTTTACTATGAGGTTCTGTTATTAATTTATCGGACAGAACAATTTCTTCGATCGAACCGACCGTACCAGTAACGACAATATAATAATAGAAATCTTTGTCGACATTAAATTGAGAGAAGGCAAAATCGTCATTAATGACGAAATCTTCTACTTTTTCTAAGAGCGGTTTCTTTTGCAATCTGAAGCCGTTTAATTTCTTTTCTTTATACAAAGAAATTTTTAAATTGCCGGCTTTTTTAATATAACAATATGATGTAGCATATGCATACTTGTCGATTCTAAAAATAGCATATCCTTCTTTATCGAATTTAAAATTAATAACGTAATTTTTATTTAATTCGATTAATGTTGGATCGCAGTCTTGGAACGTCCAGTTGTTAAACGTATTTGCCGTCGTTAATGAATGAAGCGATGAAATTTCAGAGACTTCTTTTTGCTCTTTAAAGTTAACATAACATAATGGATTTAATACTTTTATATCCATTAAACTATTCGGAATGAAGTTCTGTCTTTCTGTCTGCATCTTAACAAGACTACCTTGTTTCTTAGTGTTATTTAAATCGACATAATGTTCTTTATGATGATCGACTTCTGTTTCGTATACTGGGAAATAATATTCCTTACCGGCTTCATAATAATAACCAGATTTAATAGCAACCTTATTATCTAAACTATTACGATATACAGACACGACATTATTTACGACAACTGCAGTAAAGTTAGGGTCCAGTGCTTTGGCATATACTTTATCGATATCGTTATTAGCGATATTTAAATTTTTAGAGTCGCCATCCTTCATATCTTTAATCGTCATTAATGTTTCTGTATCATAAGCATTAATATTATATTCGACTAATTCATATAATTTATCTAAATTAGTGAATACGATTTTAGAAGGATGCTTATAAGTATATGTTGCCTGCAAACTCAATGAATTATGATCGTAAATAGAATTTACTTGAATGATACCCGGCGTTTCATATAATACATATTCATCTTCGACTAATGCCGTGCCGCCAATCGATAATTCGATATTATTAGAAGATACATTAGAGTATTTAAATTTACCTAACCCATCTTCCGTTAATTCGATTGTTTCAGTATATCTTTTTTCATTATATACGATAGTTGCATATGACGGAACCGATAAAATATATTCAGATAAATTATAATCGACGTTATCGATTTGATATACATCTTGTAAGCTTAACTCAGAAGCAAATAACGTTGTCTCTAATTTTTTATTAACCGAGATATTATAATCTGATTCATTATCGTTCCACATATTAGCGAATATAGAAATTTCTGGCGTTAAGATATTAATATTATTACCTAATAAGCACCATTTAGATAAAACTTCTTTATTCTTATGTTGATATCTAATATATTGTGTCGATTGATTATAGCCATCCGGCAAATTAATTTCGACAAAATAAACTTGTTCTGCCGATAATTTAGGAATAAAGTTATCGAGAATGATCGGATATTCTTTTTGGTTTTGAACGATCGTTTCAGAATGATGTAACGTATGGTTAGAAGAATTCTTTGTCGCCAATAAAATTTTATATACTTTATTTTCGGTCGATGCCTCAGTCGTTTTAATTAAGCCTCGAGCATCGTGAATATAATTAACTAATAGCGTTGCCGGAATTTCGGATATAATTTTATTATATTCGAGTTCAAAATATGCACCGAGAATTTCGACTTCTTTAAACGCCGACTGGTCCATATTTTTATTGTAAATAATTACACGGCCATCATAAGTAACGAATACAGCATCGTTTGATTTATCGAACGAATAATGATTAGTTAATATATTTAATAACGATAGCGATTCAATTTGTTTTTCATAGTGATCGAACGTTAGCGTTATATATTTCGTTTCGCTATCAACATTAATATAATCGACATTATGTTTGTTTATTTGACCTGTAAGGATAGGGAATTCACTCTTAGATATATTTTGTTTATCGACGAGTAAAGGAAGCCTTCCTGGGCCAATAAATGAATCGTAAGTATCATAATTATCGTCGACAATATTATTATCTTTATATAATTTTAATACTGTGTCTCTCGATTTAATCTTTAAATTAACTTGGCTATTAGTAGGAACCGTAATAGATTTTTCATAATATTTAAAATTAGCATATTCACCAGCAATAGAAATATAATTAATTACTGGATTAGAGATACCGAGATAAGAATGAAGAGATAATGTTAGTATTTTATTATCTGGATTATCGGGAATAGAATATGTATTTAAAGATTTAGATAATGACTGCCCATTAATCGAAAATACTAATCCGTTTGCAGTAGCGTTAATATATTTAATCTTAAATCCGCGTTGACCGATTTTAATGATCGAAATATGTTTTCGTTTCGCATCTTCAGATTCGAAAGAGAATTTCATATTTTTAGTGTCGGTATTTAATTCTTTAGACGCTAAAATATTATTATTGTCGTCAGTAATTAAAACACGACAAGAACCGGTATTTGTTTCATTATCTAACTTATCGATTTCAAATTCGAGAGAAGTAATAATTTGATCGATATTGATTTGACCTTGAACGTCGGAATCGATATAAAGATAATTATCGGCTTGATTATATTTAAAATTATTTAACTTAATTAAATCGAAACGATTAATAATATTAACAGGAGTATCTTTAATAGAATAATTGATTGTTTTAAAACGCATATTATCTGTTAAAGGAACACTTAAAGTGCCGACAGTAGATTTAGACGTGTCGAGCTTAATACCGTCTTTTGTGTTGATTACGTTAGAAGAGGAAGCAAAGTCACTAATACGAGTGCCGTAGAAATAATTATCTAAATAGGAGATGGCTCCATTTTCTTTAATAAAGTAATCATTAGTGAATTCATTATTTAACTGTTCATTGTTATCAATTTTGAAAGAGGTTAAATAAATATTGCCGCCTTGATATTTAGGATAAGCAATAACTTTATATGTTACTTCTTTATTGGTATCGTTAACGAGTAAACCTTTATTTTTAATCGTAACGTTTTTTGAACCGACTTCGTAATCGACAAAGTCTTCTAATGGTAAGCGATATTCACCGTTATAAGTTTTATAAGATTTAAAATTAATTGTCGCAGGATCGACCTTAACCGTAGAAGTCGCTTTTAAGTTGTATTCAACTTGTACGGGTTTAAGTTTTAAGTCGAACTTCTTTAATCCGATACCAATATTTACGTTCTTATTACTATTTAATAAATACTGACTAACCTTTTGATTAGATTTTTTATATCCGATAATTGATACGTCAGTTGTATCGGAAGAACTAATTAAATTAGATGTCGTAACTTTTAAGCTATCATAGTAGCCGACGCCGTCTAAATAATATTCGACAGGTTGATCCCAGATATGAGGAAGATAATCGAGTTTCTTAAATTCATTTTCCCAGAATGTAATATCCCAGATCTTTTCTCTCGCAATATCTTTATTTAATTTAGCAATGTAATCATATACTTTCTGATCTTTTATTACTTCTTGGATATTAATATTATTTAATTTATCGATTTTAATATCTTTAAAAGCAATACCGGCATAAGCCGACAATAAGTTTTTAATTAAATATTTTAAACCGAATTCAGTCGAATTAAATCGGTGTTTATATGTATTAAGAATATCGGGATCGTCGAATAAGATATTATTATTTTTATTATTCTTCGTTCTTAATGCATCATATGTTCTATTAGATAAACTAAGATTAGACTCATTAGGAAGTCGATCGATTCCGGCAAACCATGCAAACTCATCGAAGATATTCCAAACTGGTTCTTGTTTTAAATTAACCGTATAATGAAACTTGTTAATAGTATATCCGATTGGAGTACCGTCTACTTCATCAAGTTTAAAATAAAGATTACCGTTTTCATAGTAAGCATATTTTTTATTTTTATAGAACTCGTTCAAGTTTTCTGTAATAGTAAATTCATTATCTAACTTTAAACCATCTTCTAGCTTACCAATATTAGCTACATAGATTTGAGAGATAATAGAATCTTCTCGGCCAGCATAATTTACTAAAAAGAAATCTTTAGTATATTCATCGACCTCTTTATAGATAGAGGTCATTTCTTCGATTACAGCTCTAAGTAGATGTCCGGATGTAGACTTGTATGGTCGGCGTCTAATTTGCATCCACTTTGGAAAATACTGCAAAGCTCTTGCAAAATTTTTATTAGTAATTGCATCCATTCATTAAACCTCTATCCATTGAATTGTATCGAGAATCATTTTGGATTTAATATCCTGTAATGATTTTAAAGCCGTAACAGATACACCGTCTACAAATAATCCTGTAACATTAAAATAACTTACTCCAGTTTCGTTAATGCCCATTTTATTGATTACTCCAATATCTAAATAAGAATCAGGAGGAATAGCATTAATATATTCTGCAATACGTTGTTCTAAGTTCTTTTTGATATCAGCTAAATTAGAATTATCGTTAGATAAAGTAATAGACAATGTAACAGCTTTTAATGCCGGCGTCACATACTCTATATATAATGAAGGGCTTGTGACATTCTTTAAGCGATCTTTTGCTTCGTTTAGCGCGGCTTCAATTTTTTCGACAGTATATTCTTTAGGAATAACGTAACAAATAGCCGTACCTGTTCCATATACCATCGGTACGTATGTTACGTTAGAAGCATTTTGTAAATCTAATAATGCCGCATCGATTGCGATCGTATTAGATTTCTCATTAATTAAAGACCAGTTGATTAATCGATATAATAAGTTCTGATCACTTTCACCTTCTCGACGAGTGAAGCCACAGAATTTAACCATATCGTCTAAATTGGAACCTTTTAAATTTGTATATATATGAGGATTTTTATTGGACTCAATATACAAATACGCTTCTTCCATTTCTTTGGAATTAGCCAACATAAATAAATCGACAACAGAACCACGCTCAACAGTATCGTTGGTTAGTTTCTGAAAAATATTTTTAATCGATTCATGGATTTGTGTAAATGTCTTCATATAACGAATCCTTTTAAAACCTTTCCAGTTCTTTTATTAATAATCTTAATATGAATATTATGCCATGCCATAATTTGATGATCATCGACATTAGGTGTAACAGATGTATCGTATAATGAAGTGTCGACAATGCCGTCGACAATTGCTTTTATCTCATGTAAATTTGCTTTATCAAATTTATCTTCATGACGATATTCAACAAGTCTAGATCCATAATCAGAATAAGGCTGAACTTCACCTAATTCAGTTTTTAATCGCAACATAATTTGCTGGATTTCATAATCTTCATTATCTTTACATATGTCGACAGAAGATAGTTTTTTATTTAAATAATCATCTTCTTTAGGCTTAATATTAAATTTAATATTTAAAGCATTTACTTTGTGCTTTGGTCGAGTAACCGATTCAACAAAAAATTGAATCTTTAATTTATTTGTTTTCTGACCGATATTAAATTGAATAGCTAATGAATTAGATCGTCGACTCGGACCTAATATGATATCATCTTTATTTGTGTCTAATAAGAAATCGATCATTTGTTATCCTTAAATTTTAAATTTACCGAGTGCAGATTTAGCAATCTTACCAATTTGTTTACCGATAGCTCCAAGTGCCTTAGTCGCTAATTTAGTAACTTGTTCTGTCGCCCATGTTTTAGCACGATCTAAAGCTTTTTTAGCAATCTCGTTATACTTAACTAAATACTTATTAACACGTTCTACTTGTTTACTTACATAATCGATTTTAGATAATTGCAAATTCATATTAACGACTTTTGCAAATCCACCAATCTTTGTATTATCTAATCCAGATATAGCGGCATTTAATTTATCTTCTAAGGCAACCGCTTTATCTAAATAAGTCTTACTTGTCTTATTAGCAATATCGAGATATTGAGTAGCTTTTGTATACAAGTTATCTATCTGTTTTCCACTTTGTTGTTGTGCAATTAATAGATATTTATTTTTAGCGTAATCGACTTCTTGATCAAGTTGTTTATTAATATTAGTCGACAATTCTTTAACGAGAGTATTTGCTAACTCTGGATTGGTATTTTTAATATGTTTATACGTTTTAATAATCGCTACAATTTGTGAACGTTTATCACCGATTGCGGCCGGAACAGCTTTTAAGCTATCGACATGTAAAGTATCGTAAATACGTTGAGTAATTTGTTTATCTAAAAATTTATCTAAAGCTAAGTAAGCTAAATCTCTTTTATCGACATATTTAAGAATATCTTGCGCATTGACATCCTTAGATATTTCAGGAATATTTTTAATATCCTTAAGCACTTCTTTTGCTGCCTTAAGATCTTTTTTGCTTAATGCTTCAGCTAGTTTAGATTGTGTATCTTTAAGTTTTTTACGAATCGTATCATCGATTTTTATATTCTTATCATGCAACAAAGTATTAATTTTATTATTGGCGCCATTAAAATCTTCCTTTGTCGGATTCTTTTTATAAATTTCATGATACTCTTTCGATACTTTATTCTTAGTTTCTTCACTAATCTTTCCTAGTATCTGATTATAGTTCATATTTATTTTCCCATAAAAAAATTAAATCTAGTACCAGTATTATTACCAGTACTAGATTTATATTACAATTACTGCTTTTTGTTAGCATAATAATTTGTTGCTGCTTTTAACAATAAATCATATGCTTGAGTAGCTTGTTCTATTGAGTTTTTAGCACTAGCATCACCTTTAGAAACTTGTTCGTTAAAACCTTTAATAACGTTTTCTTTTTTGGTATCTAATGCTTTTTTGAAATCATCTATAGTCTGATAATCAGAAACTTTTAAATCATAGATATTAGATTCTAAAACTTTTTGCTCGGCAGGATTGGCCTTCGCTAACGCTTCTTTTGCCGACTTTTCTGTAATCGGAGAATCGCCGGCAAGCATTGCTGCCGTAAACGGAGCAAAGTCTGTTACCAATTTAGTAGGATCTTTTAATTTTAATCCTTCAGCAATTTCGACAGTCGTCGTTGTTTTACCGAATAACGGTAAATAAATATCGCGACGGATTAAAACATACCGAGCTAAATTTGGTTCCCATGATTTAACGAGAACAGTTCCTTTAACCATGAGATCACCGATAATAGAACCTTCTTGATCTGGAAGTTCTCGGAAATCGGCAAGTTCAAATATCCTATTATTTAACTTATGACCGTTAATAATTAATTCGTCACAATCTAAATGAATTCGATTAGCTTTAATTCTATGTGTTTGAGATATAGAACTAATACTTCCTGAATCTAAAGATAGCTTTGTATCGTTACCGATAGATAAGCCAATAGACTTACCCATCTTAATAACGATACTTGCTAAGAATCTTTTAATTGACCAATCTTTAATTCGATGTGGATGCTTAGAAGATTCTTCCATTTCAGTCGCATTAATTTTTAAATCTTGATATACTTTCTGATTATCAATCGCAGAACCGTCATCGGGAGTATCTTTAATTGCTTCAGATACTGCTTTGTCGGTTTTAGCGATATCGACGTTCTTAGACGTTTGATTTATTTCTGGCATTTAATATACTGAGCCTCCGTTATCCTGACCATTTTCATCTGGGAAGATGTCACTCTTTAGCTCACTTTCTTGATATATTTCAGTGCCGTAATCTGCAATCCAGCGACCAGTTACAAGAGGACGATCCCCATATGCTTCTATTATAACATAATCTCCGCCTTTTGGGAACCAATCGTCAGGTGAATTTGTCTGTACTGGCATAGCAGGTTCAGTTATTGTTTCACCAGTTTGTGAAGTATAAGTTACTGAACAGGTACAAGTTTTAGGGTCAGATCCTAAGACTGACCCTTTCAACTTTGCAAATCCGTCATTACGGATCTGTTGTCCAGCATATGTATCTTTAAATTTATTTTGTATCGTCGACATTATACACCGAACTTAGGAATATTTACATTAACTTGATATACCTTACCATCGTCGTTATCGTATACTTGATAAGTTATTTCGTCTTTTTCTTTTAATGTATCCATAATAACTTTAAGATTTTCTTTAGATTCGCCATGAGCAATCAACGTAAAACCAAAACCGGATCCCGGGAATATTTTCTTGGTACCGAATAAGTAACAACTTGTTAAAGTGATATAATCATTTGATACTTTATTGATATATGTATTTTGGTCGGTCGTAGTTTTATAAGATAACATTTGTTCTGCTTGGAATATAATCTTACGAAGAGTATTTAAAGCAAATGGATGTAATAATGGAGCATCGATAATTTCATTGCCATCACCATCTTTACCTTTAATACCGATAACCTTAACAGGTTTACCGCCCTGGTTAATAGAGAATTCGACAGTATTTTTAGATTCTTCATTATTTAACGCCTTTTCATGACGTACAACGAAGAACTTAAATTGTTTAAAGATATCGAACTCAGGACCAGGAACTGGGACTAAAGGATCGAGAATGGACGTATTATCTTTTTGAACGTCTTCAATTTTATGCATGAATTGTTCAGCTCTCATTTTAATCTCTTGCTTATCTTTTTGATTTTCTTCGTTATTACGCATTAATAATTGTTCGACAGAACGAATGCTGCCACGTTGCAATAAGCCATCGACATAGTTTTGATTTACTAGATATTCGTAATCGCCACCCATGTTATTAGCATACATATTGCCATCAGCATTTAATTCGTAACGTTGTATAGCATCGGCAGGACCACCACCCATTGAAGCATTTAATAAAAAACTCAATGAACCGGCAATAGGATGATATCCTTCTTGATCTTGGAAACGATGATTAAATACAGAATCCATAAGGTCTAATACCTGACCACGTTTTCCCCAGTTAGGGCTCATGAAGATTGTACCGCTATTACCTGCCCATGCCGGTATGAATGGCATACCGCGTTTAAGTAAAGGAGTAACACTTAATGTTTTATAATTCTGAATAAAATCAGAAATCATATCGCCCCATCTACCTAATGTATAGGCAGCAGCGACCATTAATACGTTACCACCAATTTTACTACCGAAGTTTAATACCGAAGATAAATATCGTCCTAATCGAGTGCCGGCAATTTTATTAAACAATTGAGCTGCTTTACTTCTCATAAGAATATCTTTAGACGTAGCATCAATTATCTTTTTACTTATTTCAGGTTTAGCTTTTAATGCGGCAAGAGTTTCTTGACCTTTTTTAGTATTGTTAATGCTTTTTACTTCATCGACTAATTTTTCAGTTTCTTTTGAATACGATTTTATTTTATCAAGCTTCTTGTTATATTCTTTTTCCCAAGCAGCTTCAGCTTGTTTTTTATATTCTTCCATCGTGGCATTATCAATAGTCCCAGGTTCTGCTCCAGCTGGAATAATATCTCGAAGCTTATTGTAAACAGTTCTATCTTTATTCGCTTTATAAGTTTCAGCTTCTTTAGTAAGCTTAGTAAACTCAGGTAATCTTTGATCGTATACTTTTTTTGCTATAGCTAAATTTGCTCTTTCGAAATTAGCACTAGCTTCTGCCCAAGCATTTAATATTTTAGATATACCTTCTTTACCTTGAAGCTCATATTTATTTAACGCTAATGAAGATCTAATTGGATCAAATTTTGATAGGCGAGTTTCGACAGTTAAGATTTTAGCTTCTAACTCTGCAATTTTTGCTTCATCTTTTGCATCTTTTGCGGCATCTAATGCAACCCTAAGAGCAGATTCTTTTGTTTTTAACTTTTTATGAATATTCTCTAGAGTGTTCTGACGTTTCTTTATTTGATTAATATTACTATTAAGTTTATCGGCATATTCTGCCGCAGCCCAACCTTTTGCTCGAGCGAATAAACCCCAGCCATCATCGATAATAGCACGAACGATATAAGCTCGTTGTAAGTTATAAACACCAAGAGCATATATTGCCCAACGCATTATCGTAGATGTAATAGCCATATTTACAGCTTGTGTTGTCTTATCATTAAGAACTTCGACGATCGCATCTGGTGTAATTGTCGTAACAAAACCTGTTGTTGCCGACAATGTATGAACGACTTCTCTAACTCTTGCTTGGCCTGTCATACTACTTGGCTCATCGAAGATAGAAATTCGATCGTGAGGTTTTACGGTAGGGTCACCGTAAACTACGAGATTGCCAGAATAAATTTGTTCGACAGATTTTTTTAATCGAGATAACGTCATCAATCGAGCAGTTTGAGCATGATTATGTTCAGGTCCGCCATAATTATCCGGAGCAAAATTAGAAACAGCCCAAGAGGCTACTTTCTTTAAGCCTAGTTCTAATGCTGTGCCAATACCACCACCTGCGGCAGCACCAGCAGTAGCACCTAGTCCGCCGCCACTAGTACCGACTACACCACCAACACCAGCAGCAAATGCACCAGTAACAGTAGCATAACTGTCTAAAGAACCGATTTCGCTATCGATTGCAAATGTATTTTCAGAAGAAGTTTGAAGTTGAGATCTACCATGTAACCATGTATCGACTACCATAGAACGTTGATATTCAGGATAAATATCTCGGTCAAAATAAATATCAGGAGTCGATTTTTTAACTTCTTCAAACTGATACATACCTCTAGCTACTGTAGCTACTTTATTAGAATTAGTTTGAATTTGGTTAGATAAAATATCGTGATCCGACCAATACATGTGGAATTGAGAATAAGGTTTTCGTTTTTCAAGAGTATTTAATTGGTTATTATTCTTAATATATTTATAAGCATAATACCAATTAGGTAAGCCCATAAATACAGTACTTCTAAATCCAAAGTAATCAGTTGCACCAATATAGGATGGATTGGTACTTGCTGCGAACTGTAAGATATCCCATACTGTTCTACCTTGTGTTTTAATACTAATGAACTGATGGCCTTGTTCTGGGGGATCAATCCCAATAACACTTCCTAATGAACGATACCAGGATTGCTGTCCTTGTTCTGAAGCGCCATTTTCAAATTGTAAGCTATCACTATTAAATAAATTAGTGATATCAGTATTTTTACGGAAGTTATAATAATGAGCAGAAGAGTCATTAGTCACTTCATAAATATTTTGTACTGGTTCACCATTAACGAAAATGTCGCGATAATAAGGATCGCCGTAATGATAAATACCGAATGGATTATTAGAGAATACTCTCGATAAAACATTCCAATTCTTTTCGCGGAATAATTGACTAAACCAGTTTTGATCTTGACACGTTAAGAATGAACTTACCAATACTCTAGGACTTACACCACCAAAAGATAAACCGTAAGGAGATTCGCCTAAGTATTTTACGCCGCGGTTTTTAATCTTATCGCCGAAATTATCTTCACGAATAGGGTTAGATAATTCAATGCCGTCGCCTTGGCCTACAATACTTACGACATCGCCACCTTGAATCTCGGTAACTGTACCGTTAAACATAACAGGTAGTTTAGCTGCATCGGCAGAATAACCCATACGGATATGCATGCGAGCACCAGCAACTAATTTAATAGAATTTCTCTCAGGGATTAATGCTTGTTTTTCACTTAAATTACGAACATAGGTACGAGGATTAAAAATACTATCGTATAGGTTTTCAAGCCCGGCAACACCGTATTGCAATTGTGTCGTGAAATTATCGCCTTGCCCGTCATCTTCATATTCAGATAATATATTTTGATATAAATTATTTAACTGAATAATAGCAGTATCGGCCGCAATATTTTTAGATTTAACGACTTGAATTGAACTTACAGCATTCGTACTATAGAAACTATCGTGCATCTTCCAGAATCCCGATGAAGCACCTTCATCGATAAACATAATCTGGAATGTCGGGAAACCTCGAAGCATTCTACCACGAACATCGGTTTGAACCATATTGAGATAGGAATCTCGAATACGTCGCGCCAATGCTTTCGGCGTCATTGCATTTGCTTCTAATTCTAATTGCTGCATAAACTCACGTTGAATTTGAGCGATAGGATTATCGGTCGCAATATCGATACCTAGTTCTTCAATTTTTTCTACGAGACCGGAAAGAACTAAACCGTATAATAATTTTCTTAAATTTACTTCATCGTTAGTTAATGGAGCCGTCGTCGTTATGTTAGGCGTAATTACTTTATGAGTTAACGCATTTAATGCATTATAATCACGAGTAATAATTTTCTTAATTAAAGAAGAATCTTTGCACATTAACGATAATGCTGTCGCTACGAATAATTTACCTTTAACGAATTTATCTTGATTGTCTTTAACGAAATTCTTAAGAGTATTTACATTCTTTTCTTGAACATCGTTAGCTAAATTCATGTCTTTCATGAACTCATATGCAGAAGCTTCACTTACCGCATTTTGGAACATGATATCAGTCATATAGTTAGGATAGATATTCTTCTTAATTAAAACACATAACCAATATAAAACATTTCGCAAAAAAGCATGTTTAGCATAATTCATATCATGCATACAATATTTCATATATTGAATTGTTTCACTATGATCAGATGTTTGATAATAAGGGTCTAAGAAGTAATATCGATCAGATGCTTCGAATGTAAAGCCTTTATCTAAAAACTTTTTACGACGCTTATTATAATCGATCGGCAAGAATTGAAGCATAGGATTATCTTCGAATTCTTTTTGAGTAAAGCAAGGAATACCATAAGGGCCTAATTCAGTACAGGAACCATATGCATAAAAATCAGAGGTATCGTCCAAATGACGAACATAAGTTAACCCATTAATCGTATATCGTGTTGGCTTAAAGTTTTTTACGTTAAAATCTAAATCGCCTTTTTTATCTTTAGGATCATTCTTATCCTTATTATAATTAGGATCATTAAAAATGCTATTCGATTTTCCGTTAAGTTTTACAGATTGTCCCCATAAACCATATTGACCGCCATTTTCTTGAGCACCATTAGCTAAAGCTTGACCTAAATACATAATAATGCTTTTTGCTTTTTCTGGCTCAAGATCAGTAGAGAATCCAGAGCCCAATGCGGCCCAAGCAAATTTATTTAACCAATCATTAATATCAGCATCCCATTTAGAAGTTAAGGTCTTATCGACAGATTTTGTTTCGACAATAATATTTTTAAAATACTGGATTAAAGCTTCTTCAGAACCTTCATCTTCAATACAAGTTTCAGCTAAAAATTTAAGAGCTTTATCTGCTTCCCATTGGAATGTATTAATACTATCAACGATTACAGATTTAAGAGCATTTTCATTCGCTTTTGTTGCATTTTCTTTTGCTTTTTGTTCTTTAGCTTTTGCATCAGCAGCAGCCTTATCATATTCTTCTTTATTTTCTTTGTAGACAATAGAGTTTCTATCTACTTGAGTTCTTGGATCTATAATGCCTTGACCAGGGCTAGATTTTTTAACTCCACCTTTACCGTCAGGAGGGGTTTCTTTAACAGCTTCTTTGGCCTTTTCTACTTCCTTTTTGCCGTCTTCTGTATTTAAGTTATGATATAACCATGCATAATAAGGTTCTAAGAAAGTAACACCGATAGATTTACCGACTTTCCATTGACCAGTAGCAATACCAGATTTGAAGAGTTTCATACGTTGTTCATTCTCTTCTTTTTTCATTTGGTTAAGTTTATCTTGGGTTAACTGCCAATCTTTAGCCGTCATTTCAGATATACCACCATTTTGTGCTATCATACCATAACGCATAGAATATTGAGCAGCTTCACTTAAATCAGAGAGTACTTTTAATTCACCAGATGGATTACCGTCTTCGTCAGGCTTAGCAAACATTTGTAACATCTTGCTATCTTGTAAAATACAGTCTCTTAACAATTCAGAGAATAAATGTTCATGATAAAAGAAATAAAAATCAGGATCGACAAACACTTGGTCTCTAGGATTTTTATAACGAATAAATTCGAAGCCTAATTCACCGAGCTCTTTAATTGTCGGTAATTCTAAGTCTGGATACAATTCAGCTTTAGATAAATTTTGATCGATCTCGAAGTAACCTAATGCGGCTTGCGCAGCACGTTGAGCCGTTGCTTCTTTTGACGCAAAATTATTTTGTTCGAATTGTTTATAAATAGCGAAACGATTACGAATTGTTCTATCTGTTTGTCGTAACGTTACATTAATTTGATATAAGCCAGGATAATTTACGACAGTCGAAATAGATACTTGTTCTACGATTACTTCGAATATACCTAATAGGCGGGTAAATTCAGAATCAATTCTAAATGGATAACTTGGTAATGCATTAGGATATTTCTTTTTAAAATAAGAAATAATCTTAGGAATCTTATCGAAGCGATCAACAGTTTCTCTATCGTATGTCATGACCGAGAACGTTAATGTTGCATCTTGTCCGCCCATAAATTGAGGAGCTTGACCATGATACGTATTTAACGTCATATTTGCATATGTATTAGAGAAGTTTGCCGTTAAGCCTTGTACTAATACATCTTCTAAATATGTTACATACTGAATAGAACCGATGCGTTCAAATTCTGAGTCTTCATAGTTTTCATATGTCTCTTGATTACCGGACATTTGAACAGAGCCATCTGCATTTTGAACGGCAGCAAATTGAGATGCACAATATTCTAAGAATTTAGAATCGCCATCATAAGGAGAATATTCTAAAGTACATTGACCATTATTTTGCTTTAATACAATTCTAAAGTTAAATGCGTTATCGGCAAATACCATATCATAATAATTAGTCTGTAAATCGATACCAGATTGATCAGTATTACGAATATTATCAGACATATTTTGATTGCCGCCACTCGTTAAAGTAGAAACAAATTGTTGTCTTAATAATAAAGATTCGTCTCGACTATTATAATCGACAGCCGGAATGATTTTAATTTTTAAATAATCATTATCTGGATCTTCATCGAAGCTGTATTGAGGTTTAACTTGTCCGCCGCCAGCAATCGATAAGGCGTAATCTCGAACAGATTTAACGACGTCGATATGTTTTTCTAAAATAGAATAATCAGACGGAATATTCAATGCTCGCAAATAGTCGACGATCTCACGACCTGCAGTCGACATAACAGAAGCTTTATCACTATAATTAAATTTATATTTTTTAAGAATATTATTAATTTGATCGCTATGAATCGTTTTATAATATTGATTTGCAATCGCGAATAATTCTTTATCTTTTTCAGATGGACGATAATAGTTAGGAGCTTTATTATTATTATGAGTAAAAGTCTGTCTAACTTTCTCCATCTTAACGAGTTTAGCTTCGTCAGGCATATAAATATTAATTCTAGGATTTAATGTGTCGACCGGCATATAAGCAGATCGATTTGCAAATAATGTTTTCTTCATAAAATCTTTAGAAGAAATATTCATTTTCCGATCGTGAAGATCTTGCCCTAATTGTAATGGTCGTTGAATATACCAACGTAATAAATCATAATTAATCGTTTTCGCAAAGAAGTTACGATATATATCGATAACGCCATCTTGTAAATCACGCTGCTTAGGAACTTGAGGCATAAATACCTGATAATCAAATTCCTTAAGTAACAACGTAACTTTTAATAGCTTAGGATAATTCGGGACAGTCGCTACCGACATCGATTCAAAACAAATAGCATCGATATCGAGAACTTCGTTTATATATTTATTTTCGATCGGCATATATGGAGCAAAATGAAATTCCGAGAGTAATGCTCTAAATCCATTCATATGATATACAACCTTTTTCTTTTTATCGCTAAGATTTGTATACCATTCTACAGGTTGCCCGTTAATACCACGATCTTCGTTAAAGTATAATTCTAATTGTAAGAATCGTTCAGGTTTTGCATTTTCAATATTAGCAGAACCTTTTGCGCGAAGCAACGGAACAGAATTTGTATAAGCTTGTGTTACCGTATTGATAGAAATAGGTGGAACAAATAAAGTAACGTCACCGATCGTACAAGTCCAGTCGGAGATAGAATTTAATCCTTTTGTAATATTGTTCCAACCAAACGCTTTATTCTGAATATCGTGACGATTATCGTACTGAGATGTCGCATTCCATACCGCATCAGTCCAAGCTTTTGTATCGTATTGGTACGCCCAAGGTTTAAGATGAGGATTCGTAAAATCAGAATACTTTAAAATAGAAGTATTACGATGGCGAGCAATGATATATTTATTTAAATTAATCCATTGTCCATCTTTATCTTTTACGAAAATAACAGCTAAATTACGACGATAATGTTCTAAACCATATGCGTTAATACCTGTTTCTTGGAATACGGTAGGATCTTGTCCGGTAAAGAATTTATTAAATGTATTAAAATAGTTAGCTAATAGTCTATTACCAGGGAAGCTAATCATATTCTTAGGATATGCCGTAGTTTGGTCCTGCTTAGAAGAGCCATTGATATCGATAACGGCACGAACTTCTTGTGCGTTCTTTACCATATTTACGACGTCATTAGCCGCAGCATATGCTACTTCTAATGTACCGTAATTAGTTCCGTCAGCCATTAAACCGAATACAGGTTTACGTCCATTTAATAAAACAGAAGATCCGCCAAAACGTCTCTCTGTTAAATAATCATTTACTTGGATCCATTTATTGTCGAACTCACCAATTTGAGCAATCGTAACGGTATCACTATCTTTGTAACGTTCCCATTTAGAACCATTTTTATTACTACTAGAATCATAAGCCTTCGTTAAAAAAGCTTGATAATTTTGAACAGCTTCACCGTATGTAACTTGTTTTACGTCGGTTGCATATACAATAGACCAGTGATGAACTTCTGGTGCATCGTAGAATAAGAAACGGAAGCCCATATCATAATCAAGGCTTCTGTTTTCGTCTTTTACTTTATTCGCATCCAGAACATCTTCTGTCGCTTTTTTATTGCCGGCTAACCATGCTCTCATGTTTTGTTGACCGACACATAAGTATTCCAACAATTCTGGATCTTTTACTTCTGCTTTTCTTAGGTCGGCATATAAAGTATCGCCATCGACAAAACCAGCATGTAAATCTTCATCTGTAATTCTGAAAGCAGATGGAGGAAGGCTGACCATAGCCAGCCCTCTCAATCTATCGATACCGGTATTTTCTAATGGAGGATTTTCTTTATAGAACAAAGCCTGTTCTTTTGAATCGCCCATCTTCTTAGCGAGCTCTTCATAAATTCTCATGTCGATTGCGCCTTCTTCGAAGTCGGCCAATTCAGGTAGACTCATTTGAGTATCTCGAATCATCTGATCAAATTCTTCTTTTGACCCTTCAGTCGGATTATTAGGAGTATCTTCCTTTTTAGTTTCGACTTGATCGGAAGCCTTCTTGCCGACTTTTTGACCTAAATGTTGAGTCGCATAATTGACACCTGGCTTTTTATCTTCCGCCATAGAATCTCCTTTATTTATAATACACTATCTAAATAATTGCTAATATCATTAGCATTCATATCTTCATATTTAGATGTAACTCTTGTCGTAACAGTTGCGCTACCGCCAGAACCAACAATGTTTGGCATAGCATTTAATGCAGCAACTGCAGCTTGTGGATCTTGACTTGTCGAAGTTGCTACATTGATTATATAACCACCGTTAGCAGCACCTTGCTGAGGTTGAACTAAACGAACTGACGTATTAGAATTATTAATTTGCTGAGCCGGAGTATTGTCGACATCCGGAATCGGAGAAGCCGATCCATAGCCAGCAACAAGAATCGAAGAACCTAAAGCAGCCATTGCACCTAAAACCGATTTACTTCGTGCTTTACGAACAATATCCATAGCTTTAACTTCACCACTTCTTAATTTCGCCATACGTTCGGCAACACCGGAACCAATTAAAGACTCATTCATTTTAACAGCTTGAATTTGCTCTTCAGGGTTATTTACGATAGGCGCCATATTATTTAAAGCAGCGTTATTTATAATCGCTTCTTGAGAGGCACTATGTGCATCTGTCGCACTTCTAAACGTAGCATGTCGATCGCCAGTAACACTTACACCAAGATCTAATTGAGACATCGTGAAATTAAGATTTAATTTATTTTTCTCCATGTAAGAAGCAGTTGTCTCAAACATATTAGATACATGTTGTTTATACTGTTGACGAACATATTCATCGGCAGCACCTTGAATCTCTTCAGCACTTCTGCCTTGTAGTCCACTGTTCGCAATAAAGTCAGAGTTATTAGCAACGGCATCGACCATTGTCGATAAAGATTCTTGTTTACGTTTCATTTCAGACCATATAGTTTTATTATATGTATCGTCTGTAACAAGTCGGCCAATGTTACGAATATCTTCAGCTGTTTGACCATGTCTTGTTAAATCGGTAAATACATCGGCAAACTGATTCATTATATCGGCAGTAGTACTACCGGCATTCTTTGCCGATAAACGAGCTTCTTGGACACCGATAGCTACAGTAGAAGCTGTATGCCCTAATCGCATTCCGCCAGAATATTGAGTCATAAACTCTTCATTAAATCCGACGTCGTTAACTACTTTTTGTAAATTCTTTAACGGGTTATATGTTTCACCAGCATAGCTTGAAGCTTTTTGGGTTTTAGCAAGAGTATTACCATCTGCACCTTCTATTGTAACATCACTTACAGTTTTTGTCGATGGATCATAACTTCTTCTTGCTGTTTCTTGGAACGTTACAGCGCTATTGTCCATAGAAGATGCAAGCAATAAACTATCGTCGGTCATACCAGAATTAGTGATAATATCTTCGTTCATCTTAATTAATTTAATTTGGTCACCGTCATAGTCGAGGCCTTTACCTTTAGCCATGAGTTGGTTAGTTCTTACTTCGTTCTCGGCAAGGCCTTTATTTAAATAAAGTTTGCTGAAGTCGACCGATGTAGGATAATCGAATGGATAACGTCCGACGCCCATCGCCATACCTTCAATCTCGAGTTGTTTAATTTTAGCAGCTCGACCTGCAGCATCTAAACCGTCGAATACGCCGAGTTTTTCAAACACATCGATAGAAGCTTCACCAAAGCTTGTACTTAAACCGGCTTTTTGGGCCTCTTTAATCGTCATTCCGCCGGCAAATTTTCTCGACGAAATAAAGTTTTCGTCGAAGTCGAATACGTTTGTAGCAGCAGCTTGAATGCTTTCGCCGAGATAAGCAGAACTTGTTGATTCTAATATATGACCTTTACCTCTTAAGTTTTTAGTAACATTATCACGTAAACTATTATAGGCTTCGTCCATATTATTTTTTAATTTAGCAACTTCTTCAGTATATTGAACACCGTCTTGAACTTCCATTTCAGCAAGCTTTTGTGCCGAATCAAAGAACGATTTAACCTGTGCTTTCGTTTCTGGACTATGAGCACTTTGCGGAACAAACATTTCATATTTTCTTCCGCCGATTGTTTCACTAAATTTACCTGATTTATATTCACCAGTCTTGTTATAGTGATTAATCATTTCATCGAGAGTAAGAGGTGCATCTATATCGTTAAGAGCTTTTTTAAATACTTCTCTTTCTTTGTCGGTACCACGACTACCGGCAATGATATCGGCAAAATCTTTAGTATCGTCAGCCATGCGACCGCCTTTATTATTACGGTAGTCGGCGGCATGATGAGATAACCGTTCAGCAAATTCTTCGACATAATCTTTAGTAGCTTTAATGCCTTTTTCATCGAATAAATCATATACGAATTTTTCTAACGATGTATCGGCAAAGTCACCAGCTTGAGCAAGTTTCTGACGAGACTTTCTAGCCGCACGAGAATAGCGAGTTCCGTTCATTGCTGCATCAGATAATTTTTCACCGTAATTAATTTCGCCGGTTATATTATCGTACACACCAGTTGCAGCTAAAGACTCTTGTAAAGTTCCAGTCGGATCTATTACTTTTAATAATTCTTTAGTTGTTCCTGCGCCGACCTTTAATTCTCTTACTTTCATTAACTCATTTTGGTTAAATACAGCATGTTGTAATTCACCGATATAATCTTTTGAATACGCCGTAATTTGTTGAGCCGTCACTTTGCCAGAAACACCCATAGTTAATTTATCGACGTCGCTAAGTTTTTGTACAAGTTTTTCGTCTTGATCTTTAAGCATAATCTTAAAGATGTCACCAAGATTCTTACCGTCTTTTATTTCGTATACGCCGTCAGTAAACATAATTCTATTTAATTTCTCATCGAAATAAATAGCACCTTTGTTAAATAATTCTATGGAACCAGATTCATTTAAATTATCGACGGCTTTTCTCATGAACGCACGTTTAACGTCCATAGGCTCGTCGGCAATATTATCTAACCATTGTTGTGTTAAACCTACGATATCTTTACGTTTAACCATTTCTTGTTCACCTTGAATGATATCGATCGGTGATCCATGGTTAACGGTTTTAGCTAATGCATTAACGATAACATTACGTTCTATATTAATACGTTTTTTAATTGCGCTATACGCTTCTTCTTTAGATGCATTTTGTGTTAAGCCGACTTCGAGCAGTAAACGCTTGCGCATTTCCTTTAAATTCTGAGCTCGTTGGCCTTTGTCACCAGAGTAATAACGATAAGCAATTTCGTTAAGATCGCCAGATAAGAATTTAGCGATACCTTCTGTATTAAATTTCAATCCGACCATATTGCCAAAACCTGTTTCATTTAAAATTTTAGCAATATTTTTATCGACTTCACCTAAACCAAAACCTAATGTCGATGTTGTTTGTTTAGCATTGCCGACAAACAATTTACGAGTCGTATCTCTGAAGTTATGTAATACCATTCTAGTATCAATGCCTTTAGACTTAAGTGCATCGATCATACCTTTAATATCGTCAGGTTTATTTTGAACACTTAACTCTTGTAACATCTTCGATATCTTAGACTCAGAAACAATATTATTGTCGGCATCGACGAAATGAATTCGACCAAATAAATCATTCTTAGCCGTTTTAGATGTTGCACCAGAGAACTCTGTATCCATCGAAGTCTCGACAATATCTTGACCTCGTAAAAATACCGCATCAGAAACTTCTTTTAATCCGAATTTGCCGTCGGCATTTATTTTAATCGGAACATGACGTTCAATAAATTCTTTGCTAATATCTTTATTGCCAGCTAGGTTAATGGCTTCACCGCCATGTAATCCATAAGTAGCTTGGCCTAATGCATCGGCAAGTTCTGGAGAAATTTTAGCAGAACCTTCAATACCAGATTTTAAAGCTCGAGAATATTCTCCATATAATTTATCGACTTCGTTAGAACTTAAAGTACGATGATACTCGTTTTCGATACTCGTTACGATTTCATTGAAAGACTTATCAATGATTTCTTGTCCTTCTTTATCATGTTGTAACAATAAAGTATTCGTATTCAGCACTGCTTTATTTGTATCTGCTTTAGTCGAGCCTATCCAAGATTTATCGGTATAATAACGAGCAGGATCGTCGCCATGATCGAGAGCAACTTGTTCAACACCTTCTTTTAATAGTGTTCGAGATTGACCAGAAGATTGTTGATAACTACGTTCGTTACCCGGACTAATAGCAGAAGCATTTGTCGCGGTATCATATCGTTTAGCACCTTTAAGTACTTTAGCGTAATGATTTGTTTCGCTCTTAGTAATATTTTGTTCTTCATATTCTGTATCAGATAGAATAGAATATTCACTACCAGAATATCGAGTACTTGTTTTTAATGTGCCATCATCGTTAAGAATAATTTTACCGTTGTCGTCATATTTAAAATCATAAGTATCGACGCCGACAAAATTCCTTTCGATAAAATCTTCATCGTGAAGTACTGCATTTAATCCTTTAGACGGATCTTTAGGGTTAAGCAATGCATTAATTGCATTCTGGGATTTACTAGACGGAGCCATGTCTTTAAATAAGTCTCCGGTCTTACCATCCCATACTGGATTAATTGTTTTAAAGAAATTAATTACGTCGTCTCGGCCAGCGCCCTGTTCAACAACGCCCATCTTAACAAAATGGTCAACAGTTAATACGTTAGTGTTAAATAACTCAGGAAGAGATCTCATGATCTCTGCTTTATGGTCGATAAGATTTTTTTGTGCGATATTTAAATCGGACAATCTTAATAATTCTGGCTTAGTTACATCAAAACCTTTATCTCCAGGAGATAAACCTATTTTATTAGGATTTGCTTGAGCATTTTTAAGAACGTTAGTTAATACTTCACCGATACTAGCATTCTTATCGGTTTTTAACCATCCTTTAACAGACGGAAGTATATGATCAAAATTAGATAATTCTCTTGCTACATATTGTAATGCCGGTTTTACTTTTGCTTCGCCGCCATCCATATAAACAGATTTAACGGCTCGCTCGACAAAACTCATATCGACAACACTGTTGCCGTGTTGGAAAGCAAAGTTCCCGCCATTAGCATATACTACTCGAGATAAATATTTACTAATATCGTAGAATTTATTACCTTCGACAATTGCGACAGTATTACCTCTAATTGATAAATTAGCATTATTACCTAAGCTAGCTACGATTTGATTAGCAATACCTTGCATTTGTTTTTCGATCGTATTAAATCGAGCCGATAATACTTTATCAGGCACAAGACCTTTATAACGATCGACAAACATATCTTCTGTGAGGCCATTCATTAAATAGCCTTTTAATCGTTGACTTGCGTCTAATGGGCTTTTACTTAAACCGTTCGCAGCAGATTTAGCTACCGATCTTAATACGGTCTTTTGAGCATCAGAAGTTATAATTGCTTTACCCGGAGTTAAATCAAAACTTCTAAATGCCTCATCATGAGGATTACGTTGTTGATATGTTTGTAATTCTCGAATAAAAAATTCAGACATGTCTCTAAATGATACATCGTCTTGAGCTTTTAAATCGTTAAAGCGCTTAGTAATGTTAGATAAAGCCCCGCCACGTTTCTCTAACTTGGTCGCAAAATAATTAAAGCGATCGATTAATTGTGTCGGAGTAATCGTTTTATTAGTGCCGTAAGTTCTAAGCTTTTTCTCAAGTGTAGCAGCAGCCATATTAAAGTCTTTTTCTTTTAAACTTAAACTAAATTCTACGCCACTAAGATTTTGAGGGCCGGCGAGTCCTGCCAAGAATTTATCGTCAATTCTAAAACGAGAATCATAAGATACTTCATGATTACGAATCATACGAGTATATTCGTTCATAACAGATTGCATTACATAATCGGATGCAATCTTATCATGTTCTAATCCACTTGCCGCAATTTCTCTTGCTGCTGTCGAGATTAAGAAATGATTGTCTTTAGAATTAATATTATTTAAAATTTCTTTAACGGCACCAAATGATGGAATATATCCTTTTTCAGGATTATATCGTTCTTTCATTCCGGCTGCTATTTTTTCGATCGAACGAGCAAATGCTCCCTTATCGATACCGCCAAGATCTTCGATCGAATATCCGGACATTGCTTCAGCAACAGATTTACCTAACTCGATATGATCTTGAAGAATTGTTGCGGCTGCTAACTGTTGTTTTTTAGTAGAAAACGTACTAACGATAGGATCGATAACAAAGTTTTCTCGACTATAAGTCGCAGACTGAATTTTATCGATAACGTTGCCACGAGATTGTCGTTGATAAGAATGTACTAGTAAATTATTAAAAGTATCTTCCGCCGTATTTGCCATACCGATACCTAAAGAATTTGTCGCAATTTTCATGCCAGGCATATTGTATTGCATACCGTCTTTAGTTCGTTGAGCAATCGGTACAAAAGATTCCATAAATTGATTTTCTAGATTTTCTTTTGTTCCGACAATATATCGTAATGCACCATCGCCACCAGTTAGTTCTACCATGTGTAAATCATGGCTACCGTTAATACCGAGTTGACCGGCATTTTCTGCAATATAACGACCGAGATTAAGATCGTTATGATCTAGCTTCATTACTTTACTTACTTCATAAACACTATTCGTTTTAAAAGTAGAACCTCGATATGCCGTATAATTCTTACCGTCGACATGACGCATATTATATTCTGGGAAAATATATTCTCCGCCATTACGTTCAAACGTTAATAGTCCCGAGTTTCTTCCCCATACAGAATTAATATTGCTCACAAATGTACCGGCTTTAATCTCTTGCATTGTCGATTTATTTTCGGCAATTATTTTAGAAGCTGATTCTAAATAAGATCGGAAATATTCATTGTTATATAATTGCTCTAATGCAGAAATATCGGCGCCAGCATCATGAGCTTTAGATACATCGATACCGAGCATACGAGCAAAGTCTTCTTGTCGTAAACTAGAACCTTTAATATAATATGCTCCAAGACGACCATTTTTAGTTTGTTTAGCTCCACGCAATATAGAGTCTTTATATGCTCGAGACATTGCTTCAGGATCTAACGTAATAGCTGTTTTAATCGTCTTAAAAATATCGAAATGATTTTTAGTCGCTATTTTATTAACTGCTCTTGTCCCTAATGTTCTCGTAATATCAGGAGACTCACGCAAAGCAGTCGATACTTTGTTTACGTCGAAGAACTGACTGTTAAAACCGATTACTTGTGTACCAGAAGAAATATGTTGATCTATTTCTCTAGCTATATTATTTAAACCATCTTGATGATTGTTAGATAAATAATCGATGCCACGTCCAATTAGTTTTGTCTTATCGTCGGCATCTGTTAGTGCTTCAAGTGCACCACCAGAACTCATATTATTCGCATTCTTGCCGATACGAGCTAGTGTGTCGTAAGCAACTTTTTCTTCTCGAGTTGCGGTATCATAATTAAATGTACCATTATCAAATTTTAATCGTAACAAAGATGCTTGATCTTTTGTTAAGCCATTCATAACGACACGAGTACCGCTCTCGTCTTTTGCAGCATATTGCCAAATAATATCTGGCGTTCTAACAGCTCTATCTTGACCGTCGACGTTTACGAGTACAGACGGGATTGTTTCAATATCGAAGAAATAAGGTTTTGCGTCAGGAGACGGCAATGCCTTAGCTTTATTATTTAACGATAAAGCGGAGTTAGACGCTGACTCAATAGCCAGCGTCATATCCTTTCTTTTATTTAAATTTGCTTTTTTTAATAATTCAATAAGATGACTAGGAGGACCAAACGATTCTTTATTAAAAGCATCGTATGCCGGTCTCCTAGTTATATAAGTAAAATCTTGATCCATTATTTAATCCTTTTATAAGAATGATAACGCTTTGTCTATTTTGTAACCAAGAACAGAAGTTACATTAGTTACTATATCTATTATACCATCTTGTTGCGTAGGATTCACCTGTATTTGTTTTTCGGTTAAACCGATACCACTTAATACAGTATTAATTTTAGCTCGGACAGTAATAGGATCATCGCCGTTCCTAATATTCTCTATATTAGGAGCATTGATAACTTCTGGATCTTCATATGTCGAAGAATAAATACCGAAGTCTGCAAATTGCATTCCTTCGTTATATATTACTTTTGCCTTAATATCTTCAAGGTTAGAAGATGCTTCCCAACCTTGCCATAATGGTCCAGGAAGATTATGAGTCGTGAAGTATGATTCATTAGATTCTGTTTCAGTTTCTTCTTGATACCATACAAGTCTTAACGCTTTAGCTAATGATGGAGATACATTACGCAAAATAGCTCGACGCTGTTTCTCGTTCGTTACTTTAGCAAATTCGACGAAATATTCTTTTTCGGTGCTAGGTAATGCACGAATAATATCGGAATATTCACTATCTTTATTTAACGCATATACAGTAGATTCAGCTACTTGATGATACATAATAGCTTGTTCTGTCCATTCACCGGCAGCAAGCGTTGTCATATCTTCACTTAAACGACCGAACTTTTTATTAATCCATTGAGCTAACGGATCGTTAGACGGAGTACCAGAAGTCAATACGGATGCCATCATATCGGTAATCGATACATCGCCATCCATTTCGGCACGAAGAGCTTCTTGATGTTGATATAATTTATCGACATCGACACCTTCTTCAGCTTTAGCTTTTTCTTTAGCTGCTTCGTATAGACCCATATATTTTATATAACGAAGTCTATCAAAATATTCTTCTGTATCCCAACGTTTTTCTACGTTGTCTGGAGTATATACATGATCGAGACCAAGAGCTTCGGTAATCGGATTATTCTTAGCTAATGCAATCGCTAAACCAGTTCCGGCAAAAGCGGCAGCTTGTAGCATACGACTAGCACGAGTTCGTTTAGCAAAATCGACTAAACTTTCAATACCTTTGTTATCGACGCTACCAAATAAATGTTCGGCAAATCTACCGATAGAAGACTCATCGGAAACAAATTTATCAAACAGATTTAAATGACTACCGATATCGTAACCCATACGTCCCCATGCATATGTTGCATACATAGGATCGTCGGTCGATGTTGCCATTGCAAATGCATTGCCAGCAAATCTAAATGCACGAGATAACTTTTCTTTTCGTTCGACAGCATTCGCGCCGACAAAAGTAAAACGACCTGTGATTTCACCGGCTAGTGCTGGGCCATCTAAATATGTCGAAGCAAATTTAGCAACAGCTAATCTAGATTTAGAAACATTATCTAAAGCTCGACTGTTTATGCCTTTATAATAACGATATGCACTATCGGCTACCAAATCTTTTACGAACGATGTTTTACTTTGCTCAAATGTCGGAACAAGCATTGTATCGATAATGTCTTCCCATGAAGAAAATCCACTACCGTATAATTGATCGCTACGATATTCTTCTAATGGATCGTTAATTCTCATGAACTGACTATGGAGAATCGGAATTTGTGCATGCGTTATTAATTCGGCAGCACTACCAAAAATACGTCCAAACGTATTATAGTTAGCATATGCACCAGCAGCAGAGCTATCGTCCATATCATATTCAGCTAAGCCTACTTCTCGTAACGTATCCGAGATGTTCTCGCCGTTCAAGAATAATGCTGCACGAATTGGAGCTTGTGGTGCATCTGGATTATCGGTACGTTCTTCATCGTCGATACGCATCGTTACTCGTTGTCCTGGCTGGATAACTTGTAATAATTGTTGTTTCGACATAAAGCCGTTTTCTTTAAATTTAACACCGGCAATTTGATATAAACGATCGTCGCCAGCAATTTTAAATTTACCATTAGATAATACTTCTTCGATATGACCGTCTTGAGATACAGTAGTTTTACCTAAGAATTTATAATTAAAGAAGTCATGCTTTTTACCCTGATGTTTAACCATTTCTTCAGTATCTTGTAATACTTTTTTAGCTTCATCAGAGTTCATCATCTTAACGATTTGTTTCCAGTATTTATACTCTGGACTATTAGGAGCTATATCGGCTAATATCTTATATCGGTCAATAGCGCCGTATCCATCAGAAGCGAATTGGTCTGGATGCAACTGATTAATAGCTTCATACCCTGCACCAGGAAGACGAGCCTCACCATTTATAACTTTCGTATAAGCATCGCCCATATAGAATTTTTCTGGAAGCCAAGCATGCTGTTCTGCCATCGTATTCATCAATGGATTAACACGTCGTCTTCTTGAAAATTCTGGTAAGAAACGACGACCGATTTCGGCTGTTTCACCACCGAGACCGCCTACACCAGCATCCCAAAATTGACGAGTAAATGAATCGATATCGCCAGCATTAGCAATAAATTTAGATTCATCACGACCGAATACACTAGAACCAATATAACCATAAATACCGGTTAATAATCTAGAAGTAGTTTGTAATTCATCTAAATAATCGCGACCGCCATTTGAATTCATCAAATTATTATATAGGTCGGCATTATTTAAAATCTCTTCGAGAGATCCTTTAGGTCTACCACGTCTAACACGTTGCTGTATATACATACCATTAGGATTAGTATAAGGAGAGCTACCAGAATAAATAGCATTATTCATTGCTGAAATAGCACTACCAGTACCACTTGTTACCGGTTGTAAACTTGCTACTTCAGGATTTACTGTTCCGTCAGGATTGATATATTTAACGTAATCGGCGGCTGATGCATACATCGGTGCTTGTGGAGCATATTGTTGATCGCCACTTTGTACATATTCGTTATCAGTAGGATGATCGAATGCTGTAAAATCATATACACCAAGACGTCCATTTTGGAATATTAAATAACGAGTATCTTGAGACTGCTCTTGTATTTGTTGGTTCATATGGTACATGACTGCTTTAACGTCACGACCAAACCACATTCTATCCTCATGGTATTTTTTCTTCGGCTTAATTATCTCACCTAATGTCGGATTAAGAATTAAACCTTGAAGAGTATTAGATTCAAATAAAGGACCTGATTCTAAATAAGGTCTATCTTCTGAATGCATCTCTTCTAGCCAATAAGGATTAAGAGCATATATTAATGGAGACAAAGGGTTAGATAATGTCGGTATTGGACTGTGCATCCATTTATTAAAATAGCCGCCATAAATACCTTCAGTCTTATAATCAGACTTGGCTAATTTTAAACTATTATCTTCCCAGTATGAAATACTAGAACCACGGAATTCATTTGAAGAACCCCACACCCAATAACGACCAGCCCTAATTGGGTCTTTACCGTTTTGATAATAATCTAATCGTTCTTCATAGGACTGATAAGGACGATAGTCGCCACTAATATATTGGGCCATCGGATTAGCCATTTTAGCTAATTTAAATGCATCGGTTAATCCTGTAGCATCGGTAAATTTTCTAAAACCTAAATCGATGTTGGCTAAACCAGTTTGGAAGTTTTCATTTAAATTAAATGTATCGTCTGCCCAGTCTAATTGAGTATATAAAAAACTAGCCGGCAATACACGTTTAAATAAAAGTTTATCGATGATTTCTAAACTACTTCTTGTAGCATTTTCATGTAGACCAAGACCATGTCCAATATTAATAAACTGAGCAATGCCTCTAGTTAACCAGTTATTTACGACACCGGTAAATGCACCAGGGTCAAGCATATTAAGGCCACCGCTTAAACGATGTCCCATCTTATATAGATATGCTCCAGCTACTGATAAATCATTGCCTGTCGTATTATTAGAAAAATCTAAATGACCGCCAGTAATTTTGCCTAAGAATGTTGTTTGACTTAATTTAGAATTTGCAAATAATCCTTTGGCAGAGTCAGAGATACCTTGCATTATTCCATTAAGATCGCCACTATTCCAAGAAGTAATTATCTTCTTAACGTCGAGTGATTTTCTTGCTAAAACTGGCGCGGCAGCATTTCCCTTTTTGCCGAAGTCAAAATGAATGTCTTTACCGTTACCTAAATAATGACCGAGTATTCTATCGGCTTCAGGACTATCGTCTAACGTTTTTTGTATCTTATCAAATACAGCAGAACCAATATCTTGCTTATCTCGATTAAAGTTATGTCGATCTTTAATAACGTTAATGCCAGATTCTTTTTTATACTTTTCAATAGTATACATATCTTTCAGTTTTTGTTTTTCACCTGGAGATATGTTTAAAGAATCTATTTTAGCATAAGCTTCGGCTTGTGTTTTACCCAAAGAGTCGACAGCATTTTTAACGACGGCTTCATTAACTGTTTCTTCGACAGATTTAATTTTATATAATGCTTCACTACCGATACCGATACCGTCATCGCGAAGCCTTGCATTAATTTTTTTGCCGTCATGAGCGGCTTTAGTTACACTTAATAAATCTAAGTTATCGACCTGATCAACGTCGATATCCCGTAAGATTCTTCTTTTAGCACTTTCGCTTTTTGCATGATATACATCACGTATTTTAGAAAGTGTGTCTTTTTTAATGCCTTCTTTTGATGCGGCTAAATCGAGAACAATTTTTTCAGTATTTTTTTCTAAATCGATATCGATACTTTGCACGGCACGAGCATGAGAATAGGCACGTCTGCCTAATGCAGATAACTCTGATTCGCTTAGCTGATTTATATCGATATTTCTTAATGCATATAAATTGTTGCCGTCGACATCGGTTAATCGTTTAGCACCTTCGCTTCGACCAAGTTGAGCCCAATTCGTTTTCTCTTGTTGAACTCCGTATTGGTTCATTAGACGACCATAATGAACGATATCGTCATTAGCAGATTGCCAATTATAACCGCTAATATCCATCTCTTCCATCTTACCGGTCGTAAGATCTTGACGATATAATTTATCGCGGTTACGAACTAATAATGTCCCTTCCTTTTGGAAGTTAGCCATACCGAGTTTAAATTGAGCATTAGAATAAACATCGACGCCCAACTGATTTCGAGGCGATAAATCATCGAGACCAAATAATTTGCCGACTAATGTATCGCCTACAATTCCTCTCGCTTCAGATTTTATTTTATCTAAATTAGGAGTATTTAATAGTTCGCCATCAACATATTTAGTACTATCATTATATTTAGCATTCTCTAATAGATCGGCTAAAAAAGCAGTTCTATCATTACTGCGTATCTTATCGAGAGCATTATCGATATCGATGATGTCTCGTTTACCGTTACGAGATACAATTGGAACATCGAGAGCGCCTTCATCGATAGAAGCATTAACTTGCTTTTCTTTTAAATAATCGGCAAGAGCAAAGTCATGAACTTCTCCAGTCTTTTTGGCCTGATGTTTAGATAATAACTCTCCGGCATCTCTAATTTGATTTTCGATAAAGTTGTCGACTATTTTTTCGCCACGGCTACCAACACTTTGCCAGTCTGCGAGACTTTCTTTTCTCGTTAAATTTTGAATAGCTCTTAATGCTACATCTGTGTCATCAAATGCTGCATGCTCTGATTCACCATCCATAACGACATCTCTTAATGTATTTTTAATACGTTCAGAGAATCCGAGGCTACCGTCATATCGTTGAGACGGAGCAATGCTATTAATGGCGTCGACCATATTGTCGATCGTTGCTTGATTAACGCCGGCATCTTTAAAATCGGTTGCTATCGAATCCACTACTTGAGCATGATACAAATTTTGTGAATACTTTTCTGCATCAGCTTGTAGATTTAATATACGATTAGCCGTATCTCGAATAATATCGGTTTGCTTATCGGCAGTTACGACAGATGAAGGTTTAGGAAAATTTCCTCGTAATGCTTGATTAGCATATCCTTCTAATTCGGATAGCGTAATCGCATTAGCACCATCATCTGTAATCTTTGAGAGTCTACGTTCTACTTGTCCTATAATAGGATCGAGCTTAGATAAAACTCTCGCCCCTCTTTTTGTTCTAGAAAAAGCAAAA